TTACTTCGTATAATTTTGCATGAGACGGGCGATGTACTTGCCCACGATGTCGAATTCGAGGTTCACGACCGAACCCACGCCGATGCGGCAGAAATTCGTATGCTCGAACGTATAGGGAATGATCGCCACGCGGAACGACGACTCCTTCGAGTCGCAGACCGTCAGGCTCACGCCGTTGACCGTCACCGACCCTTTCTCCACGGTACAGAGCCCACCGCCCTGCGGTTCGTAGGCGAACGTATAGTACCAGCTGCCGTCGGCGTCCTCGCGGGCCGTGCATACGGCCGTCTGGTCGACATGCCCCTGGACGATATGCCCGTCGAGCAGCGCATCGGGTTTCATCGAGCGTTCGAGGTTCACCAGATCGCCCACAGCCAGCAGGCCGAGGTTGCTCCTGTCGAGCGTCTCCTTCATCGCCGTGACCGTATACGTATCATCGCGGATGTCCACAACTGTCAAACATACGCCGTTATGTGCTATGCTCTGGTCGATTTTCAACTCGCGGCAAAAGTCCGCGCGCAGCGTAAAATCCTTATTCTGACGGTCGGTACGGATGTCCACGACCTCCGCCATGCGTTCCACGATCCCTGAAAACATATTCTCAACTGTTTATTATCAATTTGCCTTTAACTTTATATACCGAGCTTATATCACTGACATTCAGAATTATGTCATCGTAATTCTCCCGGTCGCCGGCCACCAGGCGGAGTTTGTCCTCCCCGTCGGCGAGCCGAACTATTCGCAAAGTTACAATTTTTCGGCTGACAATCACATATTCTCCCCCGGGAATAATTGCATCCCGGTCGACAGCCTTCAGCAAGACCACCGCCCCCGGCGGCAGGGCGTCCCCCATGGCACGTCCCATGTAACACATGGCAAGGTCGCACTCGCCCGCCTGAGGGATGACCAGGCTGCTCTCGGCCTCGAGGTGGGCGACGTGCGCGATGGCCTGTTCGGCATCCACATTATAAAAAGGTATCTGGGCGCCGCGCAGTTTCTCGTCCGCAAACATCTGCCCTTCTCCCGTCAGCAGCCACAATTTATCCACCTGCGGGAATTTGGAGACGATGCGGTCGGCCACATCGAGCGAAATGCCGTTATTACCGCGTTTAATCTGGTAGAGGTTTTCGCCGCGTGCAAGCCCGATATGACGGGCGAAGTAGTTGGTCGACATGTTCGCCCATTTGATTACGGCTTCGATCCTCTGCCAATTATTCTGCTTTTCTCGCATTTTATTAGTAAAAATTAAAAAAAATTTGCATCTTTGCACTCCCGGTCCCGTAGTTCAATGGATAGAATATAAGATTCCGGTTCTTACGATATGGGTTCGATTCCCGTCGGGACTACAATTTCAAAATAGCAATCATCTGACAATCTGATGGTTGCTATTTTTATTATTCATGTTTTTGGCTTATTTTTGGCGATATAATACAGGTTTTCACTTCATTTTCCCAAACTTCGTGTGCGTCCTCGTGCTTTGAATGCGTCCACTTCATTACGCAAATATAGCACTTTTCGTCCTATTCTTACCGGGATTAGACACTTTTCTTTCTCCCACCGATGCAATGTCGGATAGGACACTCCTAAAATCTCGGACGCCTCTCCACGGGTACAATACTTTATCTTATCACCCATAGCTGCTTTCACGGCACTGAATGTTTTTTCAGCAACGCTATCCCCTGTCTCCTGAATGAGCACATTTGCAAAGGTACGCAAATCTGATGCGCTAATCAATAGCATCGCGTCGGATTGGCGATCCCGCATAACTTGCATGAGCAAACTATCCATATTCTATAAAAATAGTGGCAACTCCTGTTGCCGTCCGTCAATATGATCTCTTTCCTTTGTTTTAAACCTCCGCCACGAAATAGGCGGATTCGGTTCCCTGTATTTACCCCGCGTGGCTCGGCGCCTGTCGCGCTGCGCCCGCAAAAACTGGAGCTTCCTCTTCGCTTGGTTGATCCGATGATTGCATATGCCGTGTATAATTATCATCAGTTCTTCCCGGCTCAGTTCATTTGTCCATACCGTATAGTCGGCGATAGTTGGCCGCCCTTCCGCCCTTCTCCCCATTTGCTTTTATCGAAATAAGTTGCTACCTTTGGAGTGATGTGTCAAAGGTGGGGCTTGAGAGCGCCACAAACATAAAGGGCTCCGGATCAGGGAGCCCTTTACATTGCCGGTTTGATTCCGGTAAAGGCGATCATAACTATTATTGCCAGTATTACGACCAGCCAAACTATTATGGTTGTAGGCCTTTCATTATATTACTTTTCCATAATTTCTTCTCCGTTTTCTCCAGCTCTTCAAGGAGGGCATCGGCGAAGTCGATAGCCTGACGAGCAATCAGTGTTTCAGCTGGTATGTTTGCGCACTCACCTTTAGCCTGCCAGCCATCAGAGACAAGCACAGGAAACGTAGCTGCCATCATCTGCCCGGCATACACCCTCCGCCAGTACTCCCGGTCAACTGTTAAGTTTTCCTTAATAGTTGGATCAACCTTTTCGAGCTTATCCTCGATATGGTTCCCGTACTCTCCCCGCGCCAGCTTCTCGGCGTAGTCGTCGTCGCGCATCATCAGGTCGGAAGCGTCTTTGAAATCTTCAATGATTTCACCTCGTTCTGTCCATGAGGCGCTTTGCTCCCAATCGCCCATATCAATTAAGGCCAATATGGGCTTCCTGCCGCACCCTTTGCAGTCAAATGCGATAATTCGCGCATTCCTCCCGTCCCTCGTGCACACGGCCGCACCTCGCTTGGCGGCCTCTAAGTCAAATTTTCTCATAATTTTTCAGTTTTTCGAGATTTTGCGAGAATCTCGCTATTTCTTGAAATGTTCGACAATCTCTGCGGCCGTGGCTTTACGCCAATCGCACTCTTTTGCAACTGCATCAAATAACCGCTGGGCGTTGCAAAATACCCACCGATATCTGTTGCTCTTGTTGATAAAGAGTTGCATATAATCGTTCTCGTCGTTCATCGCCGCCAGTGCCTTGAATAGGGCGATGTTAGTGCCGCAGTCGTAACTCGGATAGCAACTCTCGGCAATTTCGGCCTTGAACTGGTCGATGGAATATCGGGTTTCCTCGTCGTAGTCGCAGATCCCGTGCACCTCGTAAGCGATTTTAAGCCGATCAATCCCACAGCAATGCAGGGTGTTACAGCCTCCAAACAAGCAGCAGGAGCATAGATTCCTTCCAACCATTCAGTCAGCTCCTTTCGCTTTTCCGCATCCTCGACACGGACAAAGCATGGGGTTGTGAATTTCATGGCTCCTTTATAAACGATATACCTACAACACAGCCTTCGGCATTACCCTCATTCGCAGCCTCGACAACCGCATTCGGCATATTAGGCACATCAACTACATAAGTTTCACGTACTGTCTCTATATCACCAGTAAATTCATACAGACACTTAGGTTTACACGGTCTGCATATTGTAATTGCTAATTTCATACTATTTCACCAATTCAAAAAGTGTTTTATCCTTCGCTATCGTCCCAATTTTCACCCGTTCCGCCTCTTCTTTGGTGTCGAACTTTAGCACCATTCCTTCGCGTATTGGGCACCCATTATCCCGCCATAGTACATAAACCATAAGACACCACTTGCCATCCCAAAACGTGGGCGGCCCGTATACCTCAGCCACGTAAGCATATATTTTACTGGTGACTATTTGACAGATCAAATCGCTCATTTCACCAATTCGAATTCGTAAGCCACCACCCACGGGTTCCGATCCCATGTTCCACGGCCGGAAACTTTGTCGATAAGCGCGGCGAAGGCTTCTCTGGGTGATTTATAATCACAGATCAGGAATTGTTTTGTGTCTATAAAATAGTATGGGTATTCTAATGCTTGCGAACCTGCATACACTCCTTCCTTTATGCAGTCCTCGTCCGAAATATCCCGCAACCGCTCGCAGCGGATTCCGATGATGCGGATTTGGTGGGGCATTAGGTCAGCACGGACGAACATTTTGTTAGTACTTCCGGGCACAAACGCCAAATCCGTAAATTCCCGCACCACATCGTTGTAGCATTGCGCCACGGCCACGACCTCGCCGACCTTGTAGCGCAATTTCACGATGATATTCTCCCCATTGGCAACTGCATATATCTTCCCATCTTTGTCGGGGAGGACGCGCCCCATAACCATGTTGACCGGAAAGTCGATCCCAGCCATAATTTGCGTCGCCCTGGTCTTGCGTCCCTCGATAACCGCGTTTGTATGATGGTATCGGTCGTTAAACATTATCTTCTGCATGGTTATTCAGTTTTAAGTAATTCCGGGTTGTCATGAATATTACCTATTTTCGTAAATGAACAACACCAAATTTCCTCAGGTTCATTGTTCGCATCTACAAAACAGAACATCCGATCTCGATAGGCAATTACGCTACGCATATTGGTTTTCATGAGATTTTCCCATTCTACTATATCTCCCTCCCAAACTTCCTTGCCGTTCTTGTCTTTAAGCCCCGTGCACTGGCTCACGGTGGCGGAATCGACCTCTACGCCTCCATAGTTGCAGAAAATATGCGGTTCGCCTCCGTCTATGAAAATAATACCTCCATAAACCCACTCCCCGTTATCATAGCGCTTGCCTCTGAATTTAATTTCTCGCATAACTATTCTTGTTTGAGGTTGTTAATTCTGTTGATCTCGGTTTTCAGGAGTGCTTCCGCATCACGAATACCACTCTGCAGTTCCTCCAGACTGGCTATTTGCTCTTCGTCTATCCGCGGGCATCCCCGCAGCCAGCTGTCGTAATTCGGGGTTTCCAATTTGCCGTCACAAATCCCTCCGACACGCATACAGTAGTCGTAGTACCTGATGTATTCCTCCTCCGGAGCGTCACGGTCGATGTCCGTCAGCATATCGGACATACTCACGAATAGCTCGCCGACCTCTGCAATTCCCCCGGGGTCGTCGCCTGCCCACGCATCCGGATCATAATCGTAGCCGTGCTTTTCGCAGAGAGCGGCCAGATAGGCGTTGCAGGCCGCGTTGTAATTCAGTCTCAGCTCTTCGCATGACATTCCATTTGCCGTGAATGTCTTACTTTCCCTTTCTGTGGTCACCTCAATTCCTGTTTTCATGGGATTCTATTTCTTTTTTGAGTTCCTCGATTGATTTTCTGAGCCGTTCGTGTATTTCCACGGCGCGATACATAAGCCAAACAGTGACGATTCCGAGGATTGAAAGCAACGCCCACACTATAATTTCATTCTTCATTTCCTCTTCCGTTTTAGCTCCGCAACGCAGTACAAGATGTAATAATTCATACTTCGGTTTAGCTCTCGCCTAATTATCGGCGATTTAATCAGGTCAAATCGAATTCCCCGACCATGCCGGAGCCATCTCTTTGCCTCCTTCCTCAGTCGGCGCAGTAGTTTGGTTTTCATACCTCATGGGGATTTGTGGGTAAATCGTGAACGCTGACGGCCAGTCCGGCGTCGATCAGACCGCGATAGTCGAAGTGAAGGCGGTGGAGAAGGTCATACATTTCATGCTGGTTGCATATATCATATCCCGAATAGTCGTGTCGATACGAGAGGCTGTGTAAAAACGACTTTTCTACTTCCAACCAGCGGAAATACTCCATTGCTTTGGAGGAAAACGCACAACGGCCGTCTGAGTGTAGTTCCCATTGGTACACCTCCGGGGCGCCCAACAAATTCGCCAATTCCACAATCGGTATAAACGGCTTCCCGTCGTTGTAACCACGCTCGGTGATCTCCACGTACAGATCGGACATCGGCCGAAGGATCGGCGATGCCATAACTAACTCTTCCGAATACTTCTCACCGGAAATCATTTCAACTTTTTCTTCCCCATTCCAGTCGCAACACGCTGCACTCTGCCACTCCCATACGGTGGTCATTCCGTACTTTCTGTCTAATAATTTAAGCCCATACGGCAAATACCCCGCAATGTCGGTCAGTGTAAGTTCTCGTTTCATTGGTTATTTATGTCAATTATAATCATTTTAGGTCGTTCTTTTTTGACAATTCCAAGCTCCTCAATATCGGAAGCAATATCACCCCAGCCATCAATGAACGCACGTATTTTTATGTCGTAATTCTCGCAGTCGTTCTCGACCGCCCAGTCGTACAGTTCTTTCGGTGTCATTGTTTTATTTTTTCGGCAAATTGCTATATCCGTTGCTGAACATCCAAATTCCCGCAACAGTAAAAATAACGTGCAGCGCAAACCTCCACCAATCCGCCACCGAGTAGTCGTGTTGCGCTAAGTTTCCCGCAACAAAGGCGATCACCAGTCCGCCTATTGTGTCAAATGATGCTTTTGTCATGGTTAGTCCTTGTATTTAATTTCCACGCTGTCGATCTGCTCCCGCGTGAGAGCGATTCGGTGCTCATTCTGAAAGGCCGATATCCTTTTACATACCCTCTTAGATTCGGCCGAGGACAGCATATCGTGATAGTATAGATAACTTTGGCAAAACAAGAGGGTCGCCAATTCCTTGCGCCTTTCGGCCGCTGTTTTCTCTTTTCCCACAGCGCTTCTTTCGTCAATCGTCGTTCTCATTCTCGGTCAGTTTTTGGATGAAATTCTTTCGGTGGTATTCGTAATCCGGTTCAAACTCTCCGTCCTCGCCGTTCTCAAACCACATATCGTCGAATGCGCCAATCGCTCTTTTCCGCATCCGCTCCTCGGCCTCCTGCTCGGCAAGTTCGGCTGTGTGGGTCATTGCCAATCTCAACTGCCTTTCAGCGTGGTCAGCCATATCAACTGTAAGGTTGTTTATGCACCCGTCGATAAATTCCCTTGCTTTTTCGCTTTTCATGGTTGGTAATTTTATAGGTTCAACCCATGTTTAGTAGACACAAGCAGGATGATTGTTTCGACAAGGGCGTTAATAATACTAACGTCGTTAGCGATAAAACGATCGTAGTCGACAACCCACTCGATGCCATTCTCGCCCATATATCGCCTCATGCGAAAATTACCGTCAGATGGGTCTTGCCATGAAATTTTAGGAGGCAATAGCCCCAGCAGATCGGCGACTGTAAAGGCGGGGATATATCCATCGGGAAACTTTTGATGTAGAATAGCTTTTGTTTCAGCATCAGTTTTCCATATCTTGAGATTGTAGGTACTTCTCCCTGTTACAATCCATGCCATGCTCGCCTTCTCCGCGGGCACTCCCAGCTCGATCAGCCGCTTCGACTGCTCGATGCTCGTTACTTGGTCTGTCATAATTTTTGCTGTTTTATTTCGTTTTGTTTGTGACTATGAAAACCGATTCTTTACGAATTGGCAATTACGTTCTTCACGCCGGGAAAGTAATTGCCGTGACAAGCGTATTCCCCAAGGGGATCAACGCCCATACCGACCGGATCACCGGCAAGGTGTCGTACATCCTCGCCGACCGGATCGAACCGATACCCCTGTCCACCGACATGCTCCAGCGGCTCGGCATGCGCCGTAATGCAGTGCGGTGGGTCAAATACGGCGTCGATAACCTTTATGTCGACCGAGCCGTGGATAAGTTCTACATATCCATCGGCAGGCTTGGCGAGCGGGTATGTCAGGTGCGGTACGTTCATCAGCTTCAAAATATACTCTCCGACGGCTGGGACGTGGAACTTATACTGCGGAGGTAACCATCTATTCGCATAATCCGTAATAATTCATGCAGCTGTCCTTGCCTCCCGAAAAGGTGACTATGACTTTCATTTTATCATTCGTTAAAGGTTAACTGAGGGGACTGGCGTGACTGCAAAACTTATCTGCCAAATACTAAAATGGCGGCATCTCTTGAGTGCTCCGAGGTATTTCCCTGCCACTTCGTAAGAGCTTTGAATTGTGCTGCGGATAGTTTAGTACGATTATTCTTAGGAGCAATCATCCGATATTGCAGGCCTTGCTCCTTGCACCAACCCTCCCAAATTGATGCATCTCGACAAACGCTTCCGGCTCCCTTCAGGCGCTCTCGTCCCGTATTGCCAAACCATTTGCGTTGGCGAGCATCTTCGATGAACAGTCGAATACTATCTTTGCCCCGAATGTCGGAGATCATTTTCACGCGCTCCATTGCCTGGGTGATCGTCATGGTACTCACTTCCGCGAGGTATTTTGTGTCCGAATGCCATACCGCGAAGCCTGTATGTACTCCCGTATCAATGCCTATATACGTCATAGTTAGTTCATAGATTAAAAAGCCATCCTATCTCTTTCCACTCCTCGGCGGTCAGCAGCTCGCCCCGGCGTTCCCGCTCGGCGCGCTCCTCCTCCCTCTTTAGCTTCTCGGTTTTGTGGCGGTCGCGTTCGATGCGTGCCAGTCGGTCGGCTCGGTATTCGAGAAACACCTGCAACGCCTCAGTGATGACAAGCGGATCTACCGTTCCGTAGAAATGCCCGTAATGCCCCGCCTTGAAACGCTGGAAAAAGAGCATCAACTCCGAGAGTTTCAGATAACCGAAGTTGTCGGCGATGACCGCCGCCACCGCGTCCGTGATGCGTGAAAACTCCTCCTTGCCTTTCACGCCGCAGAAGTTCACGAGGTCGGTGAGCTGAATATCCAGCCACGAATCGAGCGCATCCCCACCGTAGGCTTTCCGCACCTGACGCAGGGAAGGCGCATCCCCCGTGAAGCAACGGTCGATATTCGCGGCGCAATAGCGCTGCACGCCGGGGTTAAAACGCTTAAGCATCACCGCCGCCGTCCGTCCCCATTTCCCGCGCCATTGTGCGAGCAAGGCGCGCTCTGACCCGCTCTTCGCAACGGCGCATGAACTCGTCGCTGGTAATGTCGCAATGAGCGACCCGATTGTCTGCATTTCTGCCATAGTCGTTTGTCGTTTTCAGCGGGAATATCCCCGCCCAGTTATTAGCCTTGGACTGCTCGATAATCCCTCGGGCAGTATCCGCATTGCCCCCGGAAAGTTCCATAAGCCGCGCATAGAAGCTCTCGAAGCCCCGCTGGCGATAGGTCTGTCCGCGTTCAGACTTGTAGGCAAGCCAATCCGCCACAATGGGTTGGAACGTAGGTTCGACAACGGAGGTGTCAAGCGTGCACCGGAATTTTTTCGGGAAAAAGTCGTTTAGCCACGTCTGGAAATAGACGTTTTTTGCAAGCTGGGCATGGTATCCTAATTTAACATAATCAACGGTCAAACCATCCGTCTTTTTGCAAAAGTCATTATAGTCGTCAGCAAGCGACTTGCGTTTTCCCTTAAACCCATCCCAAAGAGTTACGAACTCTTCGGGGATGCCCGTAACCTCTTCCCCCTGCAAAGGGGGATTATAGGGGGTATTATATGTTTGGTTTAGTTTATCTTCTATATAAGAAGTATCCTCTGTTTTAGGTGTCCCGTTAGGTGTACCTTTAGGTGTCCCGTTAGGTGGTACTATAGGTGGTAAATTTGAACACCTAAAAGTGTATTTGCATTTATCGGCACGACCTTTTCCGCCGCCGGAGAATGAGATCAACCCAGCCTGCATAAGACGATTCTTGGCGGCGCGCAAGCTCTTAGGTGACACCCCTACATTGATCGACGTCCGTGCGTCGGAATGCGTGAAGTTATCCGGCCAGCCTAACCGATTCGCTTGTTCTACAAGGTAGAAGTAAAGCCTCGATTCACAGCAGCCAAATTGCCACGTTGCATCAAGTTGCCAAAATTTTCGTATCAGGTCTAAGTAATTCATTCTATGTCCGTGTTACAGCCACACTTTTTGATGTTGCATTTCCCGCTCGATGAAAGAGATCCATTCATTATCCTCGGGGCTTGGTAAGTTGATGCCCGCCTCCATTGAAGCCCAATTACGGAACCGATCTATTGCTGTAGTCATCTCTCCTGTATCAAGGTCACGACTTGACCGGAGCCTTTCGACCTCCTTGTGCATCAGCTTGTCGTATTCGACGCGCACAAATAATTCCGGGTTGCATAGCCGTTTGAAATATTCCTGTTTGACATATCCTATCGGATTCCCGGTTTGCATGGCGAATTCGCCAAGAATGACATGTAGGTATCGGTTTTGCTTACCCGTGCGCTGTGGCTTCCGTTCTGAACACTCGACAAGCGCACGTCGGCCATACAAGGCATTAACGCGATGTTTGAAGCGCTCCCGGTCGATGTCGGTGTTCAGATCGTAAACCATACGGCGCTACATTAGAAGGGCAGGTCATCCACATCTTCGGCGACCGGCAAATCTGCAACCTGGTCGGGAGTGGGTTCCGAGGGACGGAACACCACTGCCTTACCTCGGCCTACATACGTCCGCTTGTCCTTGCGTTCGCGCTCCTCTTTCGACTGCCGGATGAACACGCAGTGCGTATTCTCGTACTGGTCAACCTCGCGGAGCTCAGATATGCAAATGCCGATGTACTTCTTGCCGTTTTCGGCAACAAAAATCTTGTCCTTGGGAATGTCGCTGACACACAGCGACACGTTAATCAGTTCTGCCATTGTTTATTGCTTTTTGAAAGTGGTTTTGATGGTCGTTTTGCTACTACGGGCTGGAGGGAAAAGAACCTCGCCCGTATCCGGATCCGCCAAGCCCGATACAGGCATATTGCGCAGCATCATCTCTCGCTCCTTGATGTCCATCTTGAGGGCTTCCAGCGTCTTGTACATATCGTTAAGCCGGCTATCGCCGCACATCGAATAGTCGTACTTGACGCCCGATTCGCACTCTTCCAGCCGGCAGTCGCCGAACTGGTGCGATTTGCCATATTTAGACATTTCGCGGAGTGTGATATCACGCACCTGCGTATCGTCCTTGAATTGCTTGATCGCAGCCTCCATGCGACTGATCTGTATATGCGCCTCGATAGGGTCGATGTCGCCATTTACGACGGCGCTGATGGCCTTGCCGGCGAGATCAGCAATGGATGCCGCATCTCCTAATAATGTTATCTGTTGGTTCATATCACTTTGCATTTTTGCGTGCCTGACGATATGATTCGAAGAGCGCCGAGAAGCGATCCACGACTTCGGCATCGGCGTCGCGGTATTTCAGCAGGCGTGCCCCTGCGTCAAAATCTGCGGCATAGTTGTCAGTCGTGAGGACCCCGTACATCCATTTCAGCAGCTGATCGCAGGTGATAGGGTTATCCAGGTGTTCCATAGTAATTCGTTTGCGGGCAGGTGCCGGAGCGTTGGCCGGGGTCTCAGTGGATTGTGCAGTTTTTGCACTTTGCGCAGCTGCCCGGTTGGTATTCTCGGTTCGCCGCTCGTCCGTGTCTGCATCTTTTGTATCGTCGATGCAAAACAGCCCGTTAAGGGCATATTTGCGAGCGTAGCTCGACGCTGTACCGGTGATTTGTGCCCCATCCATCCCTTTCTTGTCGAAATCTTCACGGGCAAAAGCAGTGGCCGTCGCCGATTCTCCGGAGGCGTTGGTGATGCGCGCCGTGGCTTTCACGTAGTAGCGATCACCGACATTGACAATATCATCGCAAAGGTTCAACGCGCATTCATGCGTTTTGAGCAGCGGTTTGACTGCTTCGAGAATATCCTCGCAGCTCCGATACTTGTATTTCCCGAAGCTGTTGTACTGCCCCTTGGGGGCCTTTAATTCCGATTGGATAGATATTAACTCTTTCATGTCTAATCGATATAATGTACTTCTGGGAATGTTACTTTAGCAGGGTCGAGATTGCGCATACAGTCCCGTTTTGCCTTTTCGATTTCTTTGTCCGTCATGCGGCGGTTTTCTTCATGACTGGTGATAACTTTACCCGTGGCAAGGCTTTTCACCTCGATGCGTGTTTTCATGATTATAAATTGTTTCGTTTCGCGTAATTTCTCAAATTGGTCAGATGACCGGGATATGCCCGACCGTTGATGTCGCGGACACTCATGATCTCGATGCTCTCCTCGTCGCCGATATGGACATCCTCATAGCGCCCCGAAAAAACATCGTAGCGCATTTCGGTGATCGGTTCGAAGTGATGCACGGCCTCGATATCGTAGATTTTGTAGGCAACCGTATAGACCCGGCCGTCTTCATCACCACGACGATCTTTCCTGATAGCCTCCCAGAAAGCATGGTATATCAGCTTCAGGTCTATGTCGACCAGCCTTGAGGCAACCTCCGAGAATTTATCCCGCTCACCGTTGATATGTTCGCTCGGGATGTTTACCAGCTCCTCCGCAACCGGAAGAGTTGGGGATGCTGTCGTAGTGTGGTATTGTGTGTCCATGGGTTATCGTATTTCAACCCGGTAAATACGGGGCTTGTTCTCGTTCTTCAATGCTCGGTAGATGGCTTTGGATTGTATCCGGACAGCCTTTGACCGCAGGCGGTATTGGGCTCGCCAAATGCGCCCCTTTATCGTCGTCCACACACATTTGACCGTAATTTCTGTAAACTCATTCATGGCTTTCGAATATTGAGGTTAGCAATTTCCCAATCTCCTTTGCGCGGTGCTGATTGGATAGCACCCAGCCGAATACCACGGCAATCGGCGCGATGAACGCCAACAAGGTGATAAGATGTGCCATAGCGGCCAGTTTTAACGGTTGGACTTGATAGGGAATACCCTGCTTACGAGTATGGTGCCGACAACGACAGCATACGCGGGATAGAGCACACGAAACTGGGCGAGGAAACAACCTAAAGCATGTTCCTCGCTGGTGGCGCGGATAACGTTGGTGTAATCGACCTTATCAGATGAAAACATAGGCCGTGTTGCCTTGAGATGGCAACGGTAGAATACGGTGCGGCTTTTCTTAGCGCGCGGTGTGGTCGGGGTATGATTTACCCGGATACCACTTGTGTTGTTCTGTCGCATTAGTTGAACACAAGTTAGTTAAACAATAGGATAAAAAGAGAGACGCGCCCCCTAATTCTTGCGACAGAACCACAACTACGTAGCGTAGAAGTGCAACGGGAGCACGCCTCAAAAAGACGTTCGTATGTTTTCTAATGACTACGTAAAGTAGTTCTGTCGCAACGGCAAAGATACGAATTCATTTCGAATCTGCAAAATTATTTCGTATAATCAATGCCATCCGGAACATGGGTTGTGTTATCAAAGCCCTTAGATGCTAATTCTCTGATTTCAATGCATGCTTTATTTTCTTTGTTAAAAGAGTGTATATCCATCTGCAGGCGCGCTCTATCATGTTCTAATCGGAGCAATTTGGATATTTCATTAGAGGTCTTAACAATAGCCATCGCCTGATCAGTAGAATATTCACCACTCATGGTTTTATCCATCACTTCACACAGCGCGTGGAATAATGATTTTTCATTAACAGGTTTCATAGTTGTATATTTTTTTAAGTTTAATTATTGACTTTATATATCTTATGGAAAACCTCAATTTGTCCCTATCATTAGCTTTTTGAATTGTATGCTTAATACTCTTACTTGTAGAACATCCATTTGGAAGTGTAGCATAACTCTGTTCATTTTGAAATACAGCATTAAACCGTTTTTTGACGTCATCGTCAAACTCGTCAAAATGCTCAAAGACATAATTAGGATGAATAATTCGATAACCAGCATCATACATGCGTCTGTTATGAGAATTTTGCCAAACAATCTCTGTAAAAAAAGAGTGTTTAATAAAGTTTTCGTACGTCGTATCAATGTTGTATATTTCATTGTCTCCGACAATTTGCTTAATAATACCACATTTATCTTGCGGTAATATTTGAGTAAATGCTATTACAGCATATTCTTGTTGCTTATATTTATATGTAATCGTCCATAATTCTATATCATAAAGTCGATGCCCATTCAATATTAAAACAGGATTCCAAATGTCGTCGTGAAAGCGTACATGATTAAAGAATTTACTTTCCACACGAACTGTTGTGTATGGAATACATTCTTTATCAGCATAAGCTCCGAATACATTATACCCTTCAAAAGCTGGCATTGGAACTATTGTATATTTCATGACAGGTTGATTAGCAATTCGGGATTATCGTGAATATTTCCTATTTTCGTAAATGAATAACACCAAATTTCTTGAGGGTTATTATGTGCGTCTACAAAACAGAACATCCGTTCTTGATAGGCAATTACGCTGCGTATTTTGGTTTGCATGAGATTTTCCCATTCTACTATATCCCCCTCCCAAATTTCCCTGCCGTTATTGTCTTTCAGACCCGTGTACTGGCCGACGGTTTCGGGTCTTACTTCATAAGCAAATGGGCAGCCTACTGAATTAGATATGTAGTAACCAATATCTACATTGCCCATTTTCACCATAGCATGAGCCAGCATACCGTAGACCCATTTACCATCGAGGCATTGGCCTCTGAATTTAATTGCTCTCATAGGTTTCAGCTTTTTGACATATAAAAAATCTTTACATTTCGAGCATACATGTAAAGAAAATCGAGAATTCTTTACACGTTATTCGTGGATAGGACGCCATTTTTAAGCCGAAAGGCCGCAAAGAAAGGAGGTGTTTTCATGGAATCTCTTAAGTCCAAAGGCGGTAAGTTGTATAAACTCGTATTTTGCAAGTACATCCGTAAAAATGGGAAGGTAATATATCCCAAAAAGGCCAAGGCCTTTTGTATATGGATGCCTGTTGATAGCGCAGCGTAAACAGATGCCGCCCGTGGAGTGGTAGGACACTCCACTTTTTTTTAGGGTTCACCCCAAATTCAATGCCATCCTCCGCGACCTCTCGGCATTCTTGAGGTAGCGTGTTTTGTACTTCTCATTGGCCTTGTCGGGTGTAACCCAAAGCACCGTGTTGTTGTCGAGCCGTAAAGGCACCAGTCCTTTGTCTTTGAGCTCTTGAAGATATTTATTCATGGTCGTTTGATTGTATCCAAAAGAAGCGGGGGCTTCTTACTGCCCCCGCGGTGGCGGCGTTACTGTGCTTCGCGCCGCCGATTTGCGTTCTTTATCTCCCGTTTCGTGGGCTTAGCCCGCCTCGGCCTTGCTACTTCCTTCACGCAGCCTCGGATTGTCGAGGGATATACCCTCTGTCAGCTTCCGTTGTGACAGACGCCCAAGCGCCCGATCAAACTCACAACATTAGGGTTATAACCCCGTTGAGCTACCCGGATTCGAACCGGGAGTACCGCCTCCAAAGGGCGGTGTGTTAACCATTACACCATAGCTCAATAAAAACCGCCGACATCTCCACTCACCCACGCTACCGCGCAGGGCTTCGATCTCGGCGGTGCACCATCCGCGGGCTTCACAGCTGGCCAATGGCAAATACCAAACTTAAAATGCGATTTGCGGACTATTGGCAGGAATCCGCGACCTGTGGCATATAGTACTCGTTAAACTGTGTCGGCCGCCCGTCTTCCGTAACGGCCTTCTGTTTGTTCGAGCAAATGGAGTATCCCATTTTCCGGAGCCGACTGATGATCCGGCGCAGCTCCGTTGTGTGGTACAGCCTCTCAGCCTTGCGGACAGTCAGCCTGCCGCCGGCCTTGAGATAGGCCAGAATTTTATTTTGAGGATCGTGTTTCATGGCCTTTGATGTATTTGCCGTTTTTCCCACGGGTACGGTCGAATTTCCTGAGCCTGCCTTCCAGTTCGTCGATGCGCTTGTACAGGGTATCACGTGCTTGAGTGAGCGCCAATACCTCGTGTTCCCGCTCGATAAGGCGTCCATCCGCTTCATTGCGCTCGCAAAGGCATGTAGCAAGCCGCACCTCCAGGTCTTCGATCCGTTTCCACATTTTCCACCTGGGCGTCAGGTCGAAGCATAGAAATCTCCTCTTCCTCAAAGTGTTCTTCTCCATAGTATAATTGTTTTAAGGTGTTGCAAATAAGCCCGCGCGCACTGTAACTTTAAACTCCATTTCAAAACTGCGCCACCGAAAAGCGCACGCGGGCAAGATGCAGACCTCACGCCTAAAATGAAATAACCCACTGCTGAAAGAACGGTGCGCAAGGCCTGCCATAGAGCCTGGATAGGCGGTCAAGCCACACCAGGCATAATAATCAATACGGCTCTCCGGGTCACTCCGGGTCATCGCTCGTTCATTGGTATTTATCTGTTGCCAGCCCTTCTGCGCCAAGTCGCTCGCCGGGTTTTACATCCGCTCGGATGGTTCTCGTGTATCAATGTGTCAAAGAACACAGAAATTGCTTTTGCCTTGCGGCGGGGTTAGTGCCAGCAATCAAACCCCTCACCTATGCGGTGGCTATCTTGTAAGTGCGGCAGGATTCGAACCTGCAACCTGCGCCCGGAAATGCGAGGTCTTTCAACCTTTGTGCTTCTATTTAGCATCCCTGCACCGCTCTACCTTTGAGCTACACACCTCGTGATGCTATTCCTTTTTGACGTGGAGCCGCTCAACCGGAATGCCTTTCATCTTGGCGATTTCATCCATCGTCACTTCGACAATCTCAGATTCAGGATCAGGTTCATAAACAAGGCGAAAACCTAATCTGTAAAGCTCGTCGCAAGTGTAATTGAAAGTTGCATTGCCGTTCTCTTTCTTGCACACGACCAATTCTCCAGCACGGAAAATCACCTCCCAAGTGTTTGATCCGTTCACAAGCTTATCCCCTACCTGCCAATCCTTGAAAGATTCGGCCTCTTCTTTCGTCGAAGGCCTGATACAAAGATTTGAAACGTCGTTTTTGATGAGTGCCATCTCGCTACCATCCCCGATGTGCCAACTGTATTTGAAGCCTAATTTGTCTTCGCAACTGGATCCATTACTCACATCTTGGCATAGATAAATACTCCCTTCCTCTACCTGAATACGCCCTTCAACTGGGATGTTGTGGATGCTGGCTTTGAATTTCTTACCTTTGCATTGCAGTAAATTTTCCATACTATTTTATTTTTGGTTTATAAGTTTAGTTCTCTATTAACTCTTCCACCCGGAACTCCCGGCCACGGCGCGTTCTTAATCTGCGGCACTCTACATCCGTGTTGAATACTTCGACCGAAAACAGACAGAGAAGTATTACTGCTCCGACCCGCCGGGTCATTTCCGATATGTTAAGCGTGATGCCGAAGTTCTGCGTGAAATACCAGGTGACAAGTGCATGCAATGTTCGCTTGCAGCCCGTCTTGTCGTAGATGCTTTGCAGGTGATTCGCCACACACTGGTAGATGACGTTAAGCCGCTCTGCGATCTCCCGAGCTGAGTAGCCCAATACTACGAGGTTAATCACCTCACGCTCGCGCTTACTAAGTATGGTGTCGGTTTTCATTGTCCTATGCCAAACCCCAAGGGCTATCTACACCCCACTTCATGAAAATCTGCTCTATCTTCTCCCGCTCCGTGGGGGTGTGGTTCACATAGCCATATTTGCGGTTGTGAAATGCCCTGTTCGACAGCCCGCCATCTTTTAATGCCTGACTGATTTCGTCCATTGCAATGCTGGCAAGGTCGCGGCCCCTTCTTCGAGCACGGATGATATTGTAGCCTTTTACAAAGGCACAGCGTTCGATGTCGTTCTTTTGAGTATTCATAGATTTGTTTATTCTTGCCGGGTTAATTTTCATCGGTCAACATGATCATGATTGATGTAATGCCTGCAACCATCAGCAATAGGCCTCCAATACAACAAAAACCGCATACACATTTAGCATAAAAGCCGAGGGGCTCGATAGCACGTAAAGCAAGGATAAGCGTTACTAATGCGATACCCGTAGAAATGAAAGCTACAACTGCTACTATTGTCCGAGCTATTACTTTTTGATAATTCATAGCTTTGTTTATTTATCCAGTATCGCCATTATTCGTTCGATGCAGGCGGCTTGCTCCTCGAGTAGTGCCGTCAAGCGGTCAGTCGATTGAATTACTTCGTTCATATTGCATCGTGCTTTAGTCACCATAGTACATTCCTCGGACACCATAGAAACCTGTCGGCACTTTCAGCAGTTCGGGGCGGTACTCCGTGGCCTTCGGCTGCTCCGTCGGGCGGTTCTCGATCTTCGCCGTCATCATCGCCAGCTTCTCGTTGCGCCATGCTTTTTTCAGGCAGGCAGAAAAGGTCATCGACGATTGTACCCGTTTCAGGTACCACGCATTCTTCATAATCTTGCTTTTGTCGTAAGTTTTCATGGCGCTACGCTTGGTTATTTCAAAAACTTTTGTATATCTTTACATTGTTTTGTGATGCATAACTCTATACCTTTGCGGTGTAGTTTAGTATCACACTGCAAATATAAACTTTGTTTAGCACACAAACAAATAAATACTAAACTATTTTTAGTTTATTTTACAAATGACTGATACTGAGAGAATAAAAAAAGCTATAAAATGGCTTATAGGGACTGGAATCGCTAAAAACCAAGAAGGAATTGGGGTTCTTATGGGTTATTCTAATAAATCTGCATTCTCTCAAGTGGTTAATACTCCAAACAAAAGACCTGAAGACTTTATAACAAGACTTTGCAACCTAAACAACAATCTAAACAAAGATTGGCTATTGACCGAAAAAGGGTCAATGCTCAAAACTACCGACCAACCTATCAGCCAAGGAGGCGAAGACGTCACGCCGCCGAAAGCTGAAACAAATAACTTAAATACTATGGAGAGAATGAAGTTCTTTGAAGCTCTCGAACGGCGAGATCGGGAAGTATCCAGACTGATCACGATCATCGAGAAGATGCAAGGCATCACACCTGGGGCAGAAGCTGCTGCCCAAAAAAAAGAGGCATAGCGGTATTCTAATTAGCCTTATGCCTTCTCCATTTGAACGAACACAATATGACAAAATAGAACCATATGGTTCTGAGGTTATAAACAACTAAAACACATTTAAAGGAGGTTAATCCCTCCTTTAAAAATAGATAAAGTGTCGACAGGCTAAAACATAAAAACTTCGGGCCATTTTAATATCGCAAACAAATTTAATACGTGATGGTGGTTGGTGCATATGCTGCTTTGCCAAAATATAATATCGAAAAATCAAATAAAATAGGGCAACATGAAGAAAATTTTGCTAATATTATTATCTTTGGGTATAATCTATACTGTCGGTGCGAAGCAGCCTTACAACCTTAAAAAGGCGCATGAAATAATTGCCGCACATAATGTTACAAGTTTGGCTATTATCCATGAGGGAAAACAACTTTATTTTGATCCAGAAACAGAATCATATCTGCCAAAAAAAGATTTTATAGAAAAATATGGGCGTCAGGTCGTACAACAAATTGACGACTTAGAATCGAAGCGGTTAAATGAAGAGGCTAAGGCAGCGTCCGCAGCGGAGCGAGAAAAAATGCAATCACAGGCTTTTGACAGGCTGATGAACCTTGATTCGTATGAAAGCGTTTCGTATAATAAAAACGAATATGCCAACATTTTAGATATTTTAGATGGCAACCATGATGGAAATATTGATTATTTAAGCGCGGCACTATTTTTTAGAGATCAAATTGCTGGGATAGACAACAACGGTAACATATCGATGATTAGCATTATACAAGCACCATCTTTATCCAAAGATCAGATATATATTCAAACTAACTCATGGTTCGTTCACACATTTAATTCGGGGAAATCAGTAATTCAATTAAATGAAAAAGATGCGGGGACTATACTTGCGAAAGGTTATCTGAAAAACATTGCCGAACAGGTCGGATTTGCAATTAGTTATGAAATCAGCGCCTATGTTCTATTTCGGATAGATATTAAAGACGGTCGAGCCCGACTTATTACAACCATCCAAGAATATGAATCAGTAAATAGAGGAGGTGTTGCGGGGGCGATGTCAGGGAATGTTTCGACAACAATGAGCACTTACAAACCGGAAGCGGTTTTCCCTTTTGTTGATGCCGCTGCTGGATTATCCCGGAAAGCTGGGGCCAAAGCGTATTGCGCTTGTTGTATGTATATGATTGCAATGAAGAATCAATTAGAGAAAGCAATTAAAAATGGGATAACAAGCGGAGATGTAGAAGACTGGTAATCTACCATCCTACCAACGCCCGCCCCGACTTTCGCCGGGGCTTTTTTACTCAAAGTATATAATTATTCACTACCTTTGTGCGTTTTTTAGCATGAAATATGTTATATTTGCATAACAACTACCATCCCAACGATGAAAGCGCAGCAATTTAATGGAAGCTATCCAATGAAAGAAGGTACTGGCATAAGCGTAAGTTTGGCCGTCATCCTCTATGAGGAGGACAAGATTTACTATGCCTATTGCGCTGCCCTTGATATTCTCGGATACGGGAATAGCGAGGAGGAGGCAAGACGGTCTTTTGAAATCATGCTTGAAGAAATCTTAAAGTACGCTATATCTGAGGGAACTCTTAGTGCGCTGCTCGAATCTTATGGATGGAAAAAGCGACAGCCTCCAAAGACGAGCGATCTTATCACCCGAAGCAGCGAGCTGGCAGATATTGTCGATAACAAAGCATACAGGACTATTCGGGAGAATATAACGCTTCCTTGTGCATAATGGGTGCTTTATCGAATATTGACATTGCGGATTTTCGTCGGTTCCTAAAGCACTTGGGATGGGAATATGGCGGCATCAAAGGCGGCCATGAAAAATGGTGCAAGAAGGGCATGCTTCGTCCTGTCATATTCCAGACGCATATAAATCCCATCCCGATAGGAATTATCAAGAACAATCTGCGGACAATGGGATGTCCTGCGCAGGATTTGATTGACTACATGAATAAATAGCGAGAAGTTCGTTCAACATCAGCCCCGGCCGTATGACCGGGGCTTTTTTTGTACCTTTTGACCAATACAACCCACCTAAGTAAGGTTTCTCCATAGGGAAAACACAAACCTTTGGAACAATTCACCCAAGAATAAAAGCCTCAAAAATCAGGGGCGAAACCCATTGTTATTAAAATGCCTGCTCCCACCTTTGCCTTGAGAGATTGTTTTTCATGGCAGAAGGGAAGCTGACGATAAAGCAGGAGAAGTTCTGCAACAAGTACCTCGAGTGCGGCAACGCATCCGAGGCGTACTGCTTTGCATATGGTTGTAAAGGATGGTCGGACGAATCTGTCAACGTAGCTGCCTCTAAACTGTTAAAAACCGCTAAGGTTTCGCTAAGGGTAAAACAACTTCAAGCCCAATTAGCCGAAAAAGAACTTATCACCAAAGAGGAGCTAATCCGGCTTAATGTATCCATCATTAATGCCGACGTACTCGATTTTGTCGATGCCGATATGGTTGACATGCAAACCGAATATGGCGTACGGCAGGTTGCGTCTATTTCTTTCCAAGACCTTAAATCTCTTCCACCCGAGAAACGCCGTTTAATTCAATCCATAAAAATAGACCGTTCAGGCAGCCCAGTTGTGGAATTGATGGACAAGAGTAAGGCGATAGAAACTATTAACCGAATGCTTGGCTACAACGCTCCGGAGAAAACTGCCAACACTGACACTAAAGGTAATGACCTTCCGCAGCCGACATTCAATACAGATCGTTTCTTTCAATTAATACAAATGAGCAGGAGCGATGACTGATTATTCCAGTGTAGGTGACTTCTTGTTGAAGGAAGGGTGCTTGGCATTTACGGCTGTAATGTTCGAGGCTGTGAACAAACAACCTTTTCGGATTGCGCCCCATCATCGAATAATATGCCATAAACTCGACCAGGTACTGCGCGGAGAGCATCCAACCAATCGGTTAATGTTTAATATTCCGCCACGGCACTCTAAAACAGAATTGGCGGTTGTATCTTTTTCTGCATTGGGTTTTGCACTCAATCCTCGATCTGAGTTTATGCATCTTTCGAGTAGCGATCAGCTCACGACCCGGAATGTTACGAACATACGAAGGATCATGGAGGATCCCAATTACCGCGCATTCTTCCCAAATGTCGAACTGTCCAACAATGCCAAAGGAAGTATATCCACCTCAAGCGGGGGCGTAATGTATGCGGCTCCCTTTATGGGTCAAATAACAGGGTTTGGATGCGGTAAACTGGGAGCACAAGAATTCAGCGGTGCAATGAGTATTGACGACCCAATGAAGGCTCAGGATAGCTACTCCAGTACTACCAAAGAGCGCATTGGCGAACTGTGGACTTCTACATTCAAGAACCGTCTTAATGACGTTCGCACCCCGGTCATTGTAACAGCTCAAAGGCTCGCTCCAGATGATTTTTGCGGGTACTTATTGCAGCTTGAAGGCACGATAGAGGAAGGTGGAGAATGGGATGTTGTCAAATTCCCCGCAATCTTAGATGCAGGGCTGCCTACCGAGCGTGCACTTTGGGAGGATCGGTTCGCGCTTGATAAATTAAAGCGATACCAAGAAGCGGATCCCTTCATATTTGAGACCCAGTACATGCAGAATCCCAAGCCTCTTGAGGGATTAATGTATCGTGAATTCCGAACATACGACGTTATCCCCTACTCCAAAGATTGCACGCATAAGAATTACACCGATACAGCAGATACGGGAAGCGACTATCTATGTTCGATATGTTACGACGAATTACCCGAGGGAAATTATGTGACCGATGTGCTCTACACAAAAAAGCCCATGGAGTATACCGAGCCCAAAACAGCCGAGATGCTCGCCAAAAACAACACCGAATGGGCAAACATTGAAAGCAACAACGGGGGCCGTGGCTTCGCGCGCAATGTAGAACGCATCTTACGGCAAATGAATATTACTCATACCACAATCAGCTGTTTCTCCCAAACAGACAATAAGCAGGTGCGCATATTTACCAAGTCGGCAGACGTCAACAACATGACATTTTTCCCGACAAATTGGGACAAAAGATGGCCGGAATTCTATCAGGCCATTATGGGATACATGAAGGAAGGGGGCAATGCGCATGACGATGCCCCCGATGCGCTGACCGGATGCTTTGAAAAGCGCAGCACACCGATACAAGACGATGATTTAAGTGATATTAATATTTGGTAAACAATGAACTTTTTAGACCGCCTTTTTACTTTTTTCCAAAATAAAACGCTCAATGCCTTGGGGGTTGAGAGGGATTTAATGGAGCTTATCAAGGCAAAAGACATTAGCCAGGCGATGTCTTTAATGGAAGATCATGACGAAGAAGCAATGCAGGCAATACGGGAGTATAATCCGGAACTTCACGCCATAATGAAGCGCCCGAATAAATCAAGAAAGGGACAGGAAGATTACCGCACGGAGAAATTGCCCCGTACTCGTCAACGCTATATAAATGAGGTAGAATTATTCTTTTTACTGGGTAACCCTATCAAGTGGCGCTTATCCGATGAATCGGGAGATCCGGATGCTTATGCCGCATACAGGCAATTCCTCCGCGATTTAAGGTTTGACAGTAATATGAGACAGGCAAAGCGACTGGCTGGATGCGAAAGGCAGAGTGCTAAATTGTACCATATATACAGAAATGATACTACGGGACTTCCTGAGGTTAAAGTGGTCGTACTTTCCATGTCTAAGGGATACAGCCTTCGCCCCATGTTCGACCAATATGGTAATATGTTGGCATTCGGGTGTGGATATTATCTCAAAGAAGGATCGCGCACAGTAGAGCACTTTGACATCCACACACCAGCTTTCATATTTCGAGGTAAAAAGTCCAAGATAGGATGGGATGTTGCCCCAATTATCAACCCATCAGGTAAAATAAATATTATTTATTATCCACAGGAAACGGCATGGGATGGATTGCAGCCCCGAATTGATCGGGAAGAAATTATCGATTCAAAAACAGCAGACACCAACAATTACTTTGCGGATCCAATGTACATTGCCACCGCAGAGGTTATTAGAAATCTTCCCAAAGCTGATTCTCCCGGAAAGGGGATCAAGCTGTCAAGCAAAGATGATCGGTTTGAATATCTTAATCCACCTATGTCGTCTGAAACGAGGCAGCAGGAAAAGTCGGATTTAAAAGAATCTATACTTTTCGATACGTTCACTCCCGAATTCACGCCCGAAAAGATGGTGGGATTGGGTACCTTATCCGGCGAGGCAATCAAGCGAGCGATGGTTCTTGGGTATATAAAACGTGATAATCGAAAAGAGATATACGACGAACTCGTCGACCGGGAAAAGAACCTAATATTGGCGATTATGATGAATGTAACTCATATCCATATGAGAGACAAACTCGCCACCCTCAAGATCGAACATGAATTTTCGGAGCCCTTCAACGAAGATATTACTGCAAGGTGGCAATCCATAGGGAAGGCCTATAATGATGGTATCCTATCTCTTGAGGAATCAGTAAAATTAATGGGAGTGTCCGACAACTACCAAGAAGAGATCGAACGGATAAGGAAGAATAAAGAATCAAGCGTTTCAGGCGCATCTCAAAAAGGCGAAGAAACAAACCTTTTGACTAATTACACCCAAAATAAGAGTATCGCGCCTCAGCAAGAATAAAACCATTAGAACAAAAACAAAAATATTATCCTTATCCATTGTTATTAAAATGCCCGTCGAAATCTTTGCAACAGAGATTAATTAAAAGAATATGAAAGAAAAACTTTTAGCACTGCTCCAAACCAAATTTCCGGGGGTGGACAATGCGATCCTCGACCGAATCGCAACGAAGAAGTCAGAGAATGTAACGGACGAAGCGCAATTACCTACCATAGCAGAGGGGATTGGCTTTCAGGACGTGTTAACCAGCTACGGCGACTACCGTGCAGGGGATGCGCAGCAGACCGCAGTCAAGAACTACGAGAAGCGGCATAACCTCAAAGACGGGAAGCCTATCGAGCAACCTGCCACAGGGGGGCGGCAGGCGAATACTCCTCCCAGTAGCGAAGAGCCCGAATGGTTTAAAGCCTACAAACGCCAGCAAGAAGAGCGTGAAAATGCTGTAAAAGCAAAGTACGACGCCTTGGAAGCAGCACGTGTAAAGGCCGAACGAGACGGACTTATTCGCTCAGCAGCTAAAGCGGCAAACATCAATGAATCGGCGTTGGACGACATTCTCGGGCTCGCTTCCGCGATGAACGAGGAAAAGCCGGACGAAACGAATATCAAAGAAAAGTTCGCGGCTATACAGACGCGATTCGTTGCCGCAGGGCTTGAGGGGCAGAAAACGGCATTCCCCCTCTCCACATCTGAGGCTCAAAGCAAAGAAGAGGCCAAAATGTGGGCTGAAAATCTGCCGGATGCAAAATAAAAACAGCAACAAACATGGCTATTAAATTCGAAAAGACACAAGTTAAGGGCGGGTTTCCGGTATTCTGGCGCGGGGAGTGCGAAGTGCTGCCGGGTGATTTCGCCTTGAAGGGCACTTATCCGGAAGGCACGATACTCAAGGAAGGGACGCCCCTCAAACTCGATTTCGAGAACATGCAATGCACGATCTGCAAATCCGCTCGGATTGTCGAAGGAGGCACCACAACCAAGCCGCGTGTCGTGAAAGGCTCTCTGTTCCAAATCAACGATACCATCAAGGTTGGCGAATCCTCCGGCACAGTAAAGGGCATCAGCACTACCAATGAATCCTACGATGAAATCACCCTTAGCGCAGCAATGACCGAAGCCGTTGCCGGGGCCGATCTGCTTGGCGGGGACGAAATGCCGGATGCAGTTATCGAAACGACCAAGAAATATACTACCACAAATGGGTTCCCTACGGTTTCGGCAGCTTACGGCGCCCGGATTCTCAAGGATGTGGTATATCCTATCCCGGCTGCATGGTTGCAAGGTTTCAGCCTGAAAAACAACCATGAAATAAAGTACATCAGACAGTAAAAGGCAGGTAAACAATGAGTGAAGTATATTATTCTTCTATTTTCAGCGAGCTGACCAAGCAGGTGCAAGCTCGCATCGACGCAGCATCTGAACTGCGCAAGCGCTTGTTCGACCAAAATGTCTACGAGCGTTTTTTGGAGTGGGACACCCCCATGGTAGGGTTCAATTTCGAAGAGATCATCGGCTCGTACAATCTGAGCGTGGCAGCCGCCACCTTGGATTCGAAAGGCAAGGAGCCCATTATAGGATCTGAAGGCCTGGCTACAATAGCCAAGAAAGTCCTCATTCACCAAATGACCCTACCGATGCCCATTGAAGACTATCGGAAGGTACTTCAGCTGCTGGATTCACGCATGATCTCAGATCAGGCAAAGAAACAGCAACTCGTAAACCTCATGTGGGGCGGCGTTGAACGGGTCGTAGAATCCGTACAGGCCAAAATAGATATCATCTTCCTGGGTGCCCTCTCGAACAAAGGGGTATTTTCATTCACTCAGGAAAACAACCCCGAAGGAGGTGTGCGAGGCAATATCGACTATGGCATGCCGCAAGAAAACATCGCCACAGCAGATACACAGTGGACGGAGGGCAACATCGACACGGTCGATGTATTCGAGGATATCCAAGGCGTTGTCGATGCAGCTCAGGAGAAGGTGACCTTCGACCGCATCCTTCTGGATCAAAAGCGGCTTTCGTACATCTTGCGCAGCAAGAAGATGAAGCAAGTCATCTTCGGCACGGACAAATCATCGTCCCCTCTTCTGCTGGCCTCCCTGAACGAGTTTATGCGATCGAACGGCCTGCCCGTATTCGAGGTGATCCGACGGATGACGCGCATTCAGGACAACGGCAAGATCCGCGAATACAAACCATGGAACGACAAGAGCCTCGTATTCGTGCCGGAGGGTCGTCTCGGCGTCATCAAAAACGCTTACGCGGATAACGAACTTCGCCCCGAGCCGGGAGTTGCCTACTCCAACTACGGACGCATCCGCATCTCGCAGTGGGGCAAAGGCGAGACGGACAACTCGAACGGCGTGGAGTTTACGAAAGCACAATCTATTTCGCTGCCCGTCATTACCGAGATCAACGGTATTTACTCGCTGAGTGTAGAATCGTAGAAGTGCATGACGGTCGCAGAATGCATACATCAGGAGTTCAGCATGGTCGGAACCATCTCCGACTATGGCGTTCGCCGCTTCGCCAGGGAATGGGGTTACGATCCCAACTCCCTGGCGGGTAGCGACCATCAGCAACAACTAATCGCCAAGCGCGTATCTGAGTTCATCGACAGCCTGATAATGCACCCTCTGTCGGTAAGCGAAAACGGGCATTCGGCGTCCTGGTCTGAAAGCGCCATGAAGCAACGGGCACAACTGATGCTTCGGCAATATGGCATCACGCCCGGCGAAGAATTGAGCAGCTCTATTGGCCTGTCCTCGATAAAGGATGCTTCGAACTTGTGGTAATATGTATTTCGCGCCCCACATACTCTATTTGAGGAACGATCCTCCCAAACAATACGACGAACTGGGACGTCCGATAGCTATGTCCGAAAGTGATGCATGGCAGGAAATAGGTGATTGTCGTTGCGACGACGACACAACCGTCCGCCTTGTATCAGAGAACGGGGAGCTACACCAATCGAAATACCACGTCGTATACGAAGGGAGAGGAGTGCCCAAAGGAGGCTACGTGAAGTGCATAGACAAGGCGACCGGCACGGTACGGGGCGAAGGCTCTGTGGCAATAGCCAAGGTAAACAACTATTTCAACGCTTCAGACCTTTGGATATGATTACAACAGGAGACGCGCGCAACATACTGTTCTCAGCGTGTAAGGGGTTTGGGATAAAAGACATGCACACGTCATGGGCTATCCCTGTAGGGAAAGTCAATAGAGAGCGCATCGTCGTTATCACACCGCCCGAGCAGACGCCGGATACGTATTGGGAAAATTGCTTTGTAGCTGTCAACCTGTGCGTCCCTGACATCAAGGGAGAAGCGAACCTCAGACGGCTGGACGAACTCGAACGGGCAGCCAAGACGAGATTTAAGGAATGGACATACGGCACTTATGACGGATCCGCATACAGGTACAGGTATGAGAACATCGGCCGCGAAGAAGATGTGAACCTCGGATGCCACTATATCTACATCAGAGTACTATTCAGAGTATTAAACATTAAAAACAACTAAAACAATGGCAAAAGTAATAGCAGTAGGAATCAAGAAGCTGTATTATACAGACCCCGCGAAGGTCACAGGAGATCTTACGGGCACCATGCTGGGAACCATCATTAAAGATCCCGCCACGAAACAGGTGGAAAACATCCACCAAGACACATGGAGCATCGAAGAGGAGGAGCCGTCTACCACGGAGTACAGGAATCAACTCACCAATGGCGTATATCGCCAAGACACCGAAATGGGGAACATCCAGATGTCGTTCACTATCGGCCAATACGACTATGAAACCAAGGCAGCCTTCATGGGCGGCACTGGATCAGAGACGTCATGGAAGCGTGCGCGAGGCGTCACGCGCATTGAAAAATGCATGATCGCCATGACGGAGGACAACCAGTATTGCGTCTTTCCGAAAGCCTCGGTTATCGCCCGCAACACCAACAATGATGGCGCCGTAGGTATCGGTGTAGCAGCTGCCGCCCTGGAGCCCGACAATGCGGCGGTCTCGTCGGAATATTGGTTCGATTCTTCGGAGGTGGACACCGAATAAGAGCCTCTTAGTCATCAGTAGCCAAGGGGTGGGAGGCGTGTGCCCCTCACCCCTACTTATTAAAAACAATCTTATGAAATTGGAATTTATAAGTATCCGCATCGCATCGAAAGGATACACTGTATACAAGATGTCCCCCATGACGGCAACGCGCATCATGACGGCGCGGGACGTTAACAAAGATCCGGACGAGAGTAAGGCGTGTATATCGGCAATGGCATACAGTATAGCCCTGGCCATCGCAGGTAGCCGTAACATATTCGCGGGCATCAGGGCGTGGTTTTTACGCCGCAGATTCATGAAACGGGGCACATTCAACGAGTTGTTCGACTGTTACCAGAAAATACTACTGATGATACCCCTTGAGGACATTGCCTCGGTTGCTGCCGTAATGGAGGGATTGTCCGCAACAATATCCAAAGATCATGAGTAAATCGGCGGATATTGTCGCCAGATCATTGTTGAATACGCATCATGTGTCGGTAAAGCTCGGGGTACTTAAATTCCGGATATACCAACCGTTTGTGAAAGATTTGGCAAGGGCATTCGCCGGAGGGAAAATAGACGTTTCGATCTCCGGAAGGCAAAAATATTCCATGGAAACAATATCCAAGCTGCTTTTTCGGCGCTCATGGTGCCAGAAACTATTCCTGTGGTACGCCAAACGGTATGCCACCTATGAAGATATTTCCGCTGCGACCATGAAAATAGCCGACATCGTATCGGGCAAAGACTTATTCGATTCGGTGAAGATCGACAAAACACGCCGGAAAACAGTGTCTGAAACCGTCGGGAATAATACGATAACGGGCATTATTGCAACGATGATGGATCAATTGAACATCTCCTACAACGAAGCCTTCCAAGGCATAAACTACCCTACCATGCTCCTCATGATGACCGACAAGGTGCGCACGCTCGTAGGAGACGAAGAAAAAATAGTGCGGGGATCGGGCGCTGATATGGCCCGGAGAAGAAGCAATAAGAAAATAGGCGATAAAGAGCAACAATGAGCGCATTATCATTCAAAATAAACGCGGAAACCGATAAACTCAAGAGTTTTATCACCATGCTTGAGCGGTTGCGGCAGGTGCTGTCCGAGATTCCGGACAGCACAAAGGAATTCGACGTCATAAACCGTAAAATTGGCGAGATGGAGGCGCGTGTTGAGCAATCCATGCGCAAAATAGCCCAGATGGAGCAGCAGGCAATGGATGCGGCGTCCAAGGCTGCCGCATCGGCCCCGACCGGAACTACTGGCGGAGGTTCTACGGCGGGAACAGCGGCCACCCAGGCCGAAACTGCGGCATACCATGAACTTATTGAAGAGCTTAGAGCAGTCAATGCCTCAAAACGGGAGAATGTCGCATTAATATCCCAATATGAAGCGCAGATAAAGCGGCTTAAATCGGAAATACGCGATCTCAATAAAACAGAAAGCAGCGGCATAAAACTCACGCAAGACCAAAAAGCAAGCCGTTTTAATGCCTCCGTTTCGATTGAAGAGTATAAGCAAGCCTTATCTCGCGCAAGACAAGAACTTGCGAATCAAATCAAATTAGAACAGGTTGCCAGAGGGTCTATTGACGAGATGTCACAGGCCTTGGGTAGAATGCGGACTATATACCGCTCTCTGAATGAAAGTGAACGCGGCAGCAGTTGGGGACAAAACCTACTTAAAAATATAGAAGGCCTTGACGCAAAAGTCAAAGAACTCGATGCGTCGATGGGCATTCATACCCACAAGGTCGGCGATTACGCCTCTGGGTTCAATATGCTGGGATTCCAGATTCAGCAGGTTGCCCGAGAATTTCCCGCATTGGCATATGGCCCGCAGGCTTTCTTTGCTGCTATATCTAACAACTTTCCCATGTTGGCAGACGAGGTCGCCAAAGTAATCAAAGAAGTCCGGGCATTAAGGGCGGCAGGCGAGGCGTATGTACCCGTATGGAAGCAGATTGCAAAGTCAATCATATCCTGGCAGACCCTGCTCGTGGCCGGAGTGACCGTACTTACCCTTTACGGCAAGGAAATAACCAACTGGGTAGCGTCGCTGTTCAAAGGCAAGGAAGCGGCATTATCATTAGCGCAGGCACAGGAAAAATTAAACACAACAATTAATGAGGATGGGTATGCTATAGGCGATCAAATCGCAATTATAAAAGAATTACAAATTCAATGGAATAAGTTAGGCAACAACCTTTCCTCAAAGCAACAATTTATAAAAGACAATTCCGACCGATTTAAGGAACTTGATGTTGCAGTAAATGGTGTATCTGACGCAGAAAATCTGTTAGTAAAAAACACGCCCAACTTTATAGAGGCTTTAAAACTACGTGCAGAAGCGGCGGCGGCTCAAAAATTAGCATCCGAATCTTATGAAAAGGCGCTTATAGAAGAACGTAAAGCCCAGGAACAAATCGCAAAAGGATATCATACAGAGGCGTTTGTTGGCTCTCCTACTACAGGTGGAGCATCATTTAATGCTATTGATAGAGAATATACCGAAGAAGAAAAAGCAGGGTTATTGGCAGTTGCAAATGCAGCTCGTGAAACTGCGGATTCTTATATGAATCTAAAAGCTGCAAAAGAATTGGCAGCACGCCAATTATTAGGCGAAGCCGGCATTCAAGAGGTAGGAAAAGAAAAGGCCGCTACCGAGAAAGACATACGAGATTTAGAGAATGCCATACAAAAGCTCCGGGATGATGCGTTGCAGGCCGAAATAGATTCCATGAAGGACGGCACGGCCAAGAAACTTGCGCAAATAGATCTCGACTACCAGAAGCGCGCCCGGGCTATACAGGAGGCGGAGGAGCGCATCCGAGAGTTGCAAAAGGGCGAATTAACCAAAGGGCAGCAAGCCCAAATAAAAGCATTGAACCAGGTTAATGAAAAAAAACGTGGCGAAGATTGGGATGCCGCGTTCCTATCTGAAGCTGGCATCGAAAACCCTGAAGAATATCTCAACAAGCAACTGCAAGCCTGGAACGAGTACTACATGAAATATGGGACGATCCTGGAAAAAATACAGGCTACAAAGTCCTATTATGATAAGAAGATCAGCGAAACCGAGGACGCAGGCGCAATTGCGGCCTTAAAGGCTGAAAAAAGCGCTGCACTTGCTGCACTCGAAGTCGAGGGCGGTACTTTCGTAGATGATTTAGTCGGCAAGGCAGAAGAGTACATTGATAGGATTAAAAAAGAAATAAAAGCCGCTATTAAAGTTCTGGAAGACGAATACAACAAACTGCCTTCGTCCGATTCCGAGCAGGGAGATAATATACGGAATCAAATAAATATTTTGCGGGCACAACTATCGGCACTTGAAAAGATGGATCCTGTGAGCGATGAGGAACACAGCGAATCATTTAAGAAATGGCAGAAGCTATACAGCACCCTAACTAAAATTGAGGGGCAATTTAAAGATATAGGCGAAGCTGCTGGCGGTGCGATGGGTGAGGTAATATCCACAGCGAGCAAGATTACCACCAGTTCACTGCAAATGATTAATAGCATCAAGACGCTTGCGGAAAGTTCGGCGAAAGGCATTGAGGCAACGGGAGAAACAGCAGCTACCACTATCCAGAAAGTAGAACGAGCATCCGTGATTCTTGCTATTATACAGGCTGCACTACAAATCATACAAAGTATCGCAAATCTTTTCGGAGATACAGAAACTTCGATGGAGCGAAATATCCGAGAGGCCCAAGAATTAAACGAAGAGCTGCGGGTGATGAATGAACGTGCCCGCCTGAACGCCGATATATTCAAAACTATTTTCGGAGAAGATGCATTTGGTAACTACACTAATAACATCATAGCTCTAAGCGATGCGCTCAATGATTATCAGGCCACTATGGATAAAATCACTAAACGCGGCATAGAAAAGACAGTCGGCGGCATAGGCAGCAATACAGGACTGGCAAATCTCTATAATTATGATTTTGTTTGGGAGAGTGTTTCCGAATCTGTTGCTAATATGATGAACCAAGTGCGCCATTCTACGTGGTTCAGAGATGCAAAATATAAAAAGCTAAAAGATGTTGTCCCCGAACTGTTTGAAGAAAGTGGAGTACTAAATATGCAAGCCCTTAAAGAATTTGTAGAAGGGAATAGCGATACTTTCAAACACCTCTCCAAAGAAAATCAGACCTATCTTAAAGAGTTGGTTAATAATTGGGAAACCTATGAAGAAGCCGTAAAAGCTGTAAACGACTATCTTAACGGTCTGTTCGGCGATTTAGGCTCTACAATCACAGATGCCTTGGTTGATTCCTTTGAAAAAGGGATAAATGCTGCTGACGCTTTCGGAGAAGCCGCGGGGGATATGTTAAAAAACCTGGCAAAACAGGTGTTATACACTGCGACAATCGCGCCTGCGATTGAAGATGCGCAAAAGAAAATCAACGAGATAAACAGGGATGCAGGGCTTAGCGAAGAACAACGATTCGATGCTCTGGCAGGCGTAGTGGGCGATCTTTTGGACGATGTTCTGGCACAACAACAATTGGGGCAAGAGCTATGGGATCGACTTCAACAGGCCGCAGAAGAGCGCGGGATAGATTGGGATGAGGAAGCCGCCAGCCAACAAGCAACATCCCGGGGCTTTCAAACGATGTCGCAAGATACTGGAGACGAGCTAAATGGCCGCTTCACCGATATTCAAGGCAAAGTTACCGACATTCGAGGCTATGTAATGGCGCAGACGCAATCAATAATTGGTCTTTTAACGTCTATGGCCAATATTGAAACAGCCATGTACGCAAGCGTACAGGTAAATAATGAGCTGCTCCGATATGCCGTGATGACCTACATGGAAATTGTGGAAATAAACGGCAATACGGCAGCCATGAAGGTTGCACTGCAAGGCATCCAAGAAGATATTGCAACGATAAAACGCAATACAAGTGAATTGTAACTATGAAGATTCAAAAAGACATAGCTGACCTTAACAAATTTATAGACGGCATCGAAGGTGAGGTCGTATATTTCATGGATGAGAAGGCGCGAGAGGCCGTAAAACTCCAACAGGTAGAAGCCGATTATCGGAACCACACATGGAATCTTCGTAGTTCCCTCGGATATGTTGTAACCTACGACGGCAAGGAGAAACGGCGGTACATAAGCGGAATGAACTACGGCGACGAAGCAGCCAAGGCCATCAATATGTGGTTAAATGAGGTCGATAAGTCGGGAACCAGTATCGTTTTTGCCGACGGTATGTTTTACGCGTCTTTTGTGAGTTCAAAAGGTTATGATGTTATCGACACCGCAGAATCTTATTTAGTAAAAGCATTAAACGGAAGAAAATGAAAAGGGATTTACTCATAAACGGTTACGATGCCTTTGCAATGGGTATCGCAATGGGAGCGGGGTTCATTGCAAGTCTAAGAGCACCCGCAAGCCTCAAAGATTTTGTAGAGAATGACGACCCAAAAAAGGATGGTAAGCAGGTGATTTACCCCGAAGAACCGAAAGTTGCCGCCCGCGATCTGACGCTGACATTCGTGATCTTCGGCGACACGCTCGCAGAGCACACGCTGAATTACAACAGTTTTATAGAACTACTAAAAAGAGGCAAAATAGACATCAGCATACCTTCAATATCTGCGGATATTTACCACTTGACCTACATGGGTAATTCAGGCAGCTACATGATGTCTGCTGACCTTACCACCTCACAACTGACAGTAAAATTCAATGAACCCAACCCGGCAAATAGGGGAGAGGAAAAAGAAGAGTAAATGAAAAAATAAAGCCGGGGAATTGCATCTCCGGCTTTAATTTAATTGTTCAAAATCTAAATCCCGCTTGTATTAAGAATGCGCCCATATTAGATGGGCCGTAAGTGCCGTTTTCTTGGATATTGTCGGCGATACCCAAAGATTGATACCCGATATTTATAAAAACACCTAATGTCGGGGCCACAGAAAAATCAACACCCAAACCGCCGGCTCCATAAAATCCTTTTTCATCACCAAAACCATATCCGAGATTAGCAAATATATACGGTGCTATTTTGCTTTTAGTTAGGTATCCTTTTATGTCCGCAAATACGGGAATTGTTGCGTGCCCATTATCTAATAATGCCAATCCAGCGCCTGCACCTAAAAAAAGATTAGGAATAATTCGGGCACCATGTATAGTTTCAATATAAAATCTATCCATTTGATAATCACCCATCCCGAAACCATAACCAATGTTCACCTCGCCTTGGTATCGCGGCGAGTTTTGTGCTTTGGCATAAGCGCATAAAACAGCGAATAATAACAGTAGTAAATACTTCTTCATACAATAAATTTTAGTGAGTTAGTAACCCAAATTTACAACTTCAAATTGGAATATCCAAAAAAAAGAGGAATGGTTTTGGCCATCCCTCGCCTCATGTTTTAATGTTGCCTCTCCTTTGTAGCACGTTATGCGCGTATTTGTGCCAAATCGCGGCCTATCCGCCGCAAGGCATCCAATATTTCCTCCGTGCGTTTCTCTGATGGTTTTTTGGGGCCGTAAATATATTTCGACAACAAACTTTTGTGAACACCTATCGTGCGGGCAATCTCCGACACATTCAACTGCGGGAACCGACGGAACACATCCCCTATCACATTATTTGTGTCCGGTTCATCCGTGGCGTAGAAACTCGACAGGTGTATATCTTCGTCGATATCCTCCCAGCGGATGGCATCCCCAAACTTGTTTATTTTCCACGCCTCGCGCTGGGCGTCGGTAGCTTCTTTGAGTATGGGGAAATACTCCAGCGGGCGGCTGTATGTTTTGCCGTCATTAGTGGCTATGTATATCCGGCCACCCTCGAACCAAACTTTTGTAATCTTCACCATAACCCGCAGATGCCTCTCTACTTTTTGAACCCTATTTGGGTTCTCTCCTTGGTTGCCTGCGGTACTTTAATCGACAATGCGGCGATGGCTTGGTAGATGTTATCAAGCTCTTGGCGCATATCTTCCGACAGGTCATTGACGGCTTCGGCATTATCCTCGTCGGCTCGCTCCAATAGCGCCAGTTTTGCTCTGATTTCGGCCAACTCTGCCGTGATTTGGGTTGTAGTGGTAATGTAGTTGCGCATCGCTACGAAAGCCCGCATAATGGCGATATTTGCATTTATGGCGATATCACTATTCAACAAGCCGGATAGCATAGCGACGCCCTGTTCGGTAAACGCATAAGGCATTTTGCGAATACCGCCCCAACTTGATGTCACAAATTGTGATTTCAAGTTTGCAAACTCTTGATTTGTAAGTTGAAACATAAAATCGGGAGGAAATCGTTTGTTGTTACGTTTTACTGCCTGATTTAATGCGCTTGTCGTTACTTGGTAGAGTTCCGCCAAATCACGATCCAGCATCACCCGCTGACCCCGAATTTCGTAAATCTTGCTTTGAATGGGTTGTAGTTCCATATCTTATCTTTCTGCTCCAAATATTCAACCACCGCCCGAGAGGCGTCATTGCAGTGCAAAGATAGTGATTTTTGCCTTGTGTTTGGAAGAGGAAGGCGGCAAATAAAAACCGAGACCATAGCCTCGGTTCTATTGTTATTTTCAAACGGGATGATATTGTTTCACCTCTTCTTGCACTTAATCTCGACACTATCGCCGTCCATCGTCATTGTCATCTCTGCGACATTATCCGATAAACTATGGACATCATATCGCGCATATTCAGTATTTTCTATATAGCAAATAATCGTACTTCCTTTGGTCTTATAAGTTCCGCGCCCATTGCCGAAGTATCCGCTTCCATAATAAGTGCCATCTGAATTAAATGTAGCTGACGCGTGGAACTGATCGAATATCGACGATGTAATATCCAGCCAACTGCCATCCTTCTGCTTGAGATGGGTAATATCCCACGTCCCATATATGGCGTCGCCATATTTGAAATTGGGCTCGTCATCATCCGAACACCCCACAAAAGCAACCGAGGCAATAGCCACACACAAGAGTAAAAACTTTTTCATATTTCTAATTGTATTGGTTAGTGCCGCAAAATTATAAAATTCCCCCCCCCACAAAATTTTGGAAGTAAAATTTAACCCCGATGTAAAAAATAGTGCAAAACCCTTTGTGAATTAAAAGTATTTCCATATATTTGTGACGCTTACATATACTCAAGAGTGCACAAGATGCACCTTCGCTGGTGCTTTTTTTTGTGCCGGTAATTAAATATACGGACGGGTAACCCTGTGGCGTTGCTGTAATGGCGCGCCAACCTCTTGAGTAAAGATGTAAGCAGCAGGTAGTACCCGTTCGTTTTTTTGTTTTATTAAATGCTTACATCTATGAAAACACCATCGCTTCCGGGGACACCCGACTATCAACAACTCTACAACGAGGCCAAGCAGTACAAGAAGGCTTATTTTGACCTTCTCGCCCGCTACTGCGATACGGTTGATGAATACATCGCCGACGTTGACCGCAAAATCGAGGAATATCAAGCTTCATCATCAAACCGATCTATCGATCCGTTTATCCTTATGAAGATGGGTGGGAAATCTGATGTCACACAATGTAAATAGCCGAGCCATGAAGACAAAGAATCCCAGCCCTGACTATTACGAACTTTACATTGAGGCCAAACGTATTGCCGAAAATAACTATAAGGCGTACGCCCAGACGATGCAATGGCTGAATGAAACTACCAAAAAGCAAATCCAATTAGAGGATTATGTACATGCACTCGAAATGGATGCGCTCAATGCCTATCTGAACAGATCGAAGTATTTCGAACAGACGACAACCACCAAATTCTGTTAGCCATGAACAAACTGCAAATATTTAATAACGACCAATTCGGACAAATTAGAGCGCTTGAAATAAATGGCGCGCCATATTTTGTGGGGAATGATGTAGCGACTGCTCTCGGTTATGATAAACCACGTAATGCAGTTGCCAGATATGTTGATAAAGATGACGCCCTAAAACGGGGCGTCACCGATGAACTTGGTAGAAATCAGGAAACCGTAGTTATCAGCGAAAGCGGCATGTATGCTTTGGTTTTCGGATCAAAATTACCTGCGGCCAGAGCATTCAAACATTGGGTTACTGCCGAAGTTCTACCCACGATCCGCAAGACTGGCGGATACATGGCGGCCAAAGAGACGGACACCCCCGAAATGATAATGGCGCGCGCCGTGCTGGTAGCAAACGACACCATAGCCCGCCAGAAGCAACAGTTGGAGCAGGCACACAAGCAGGTCGCAGCGCTCGCCCCGAAAGCCGAACTAATGGATAAAGTACTGGACACAGACCAGAAGATCGACGTCGGGCAGGCGGCAAAGATTTTGAACCTTCCCTTCGGCCGCAACACGCTCTTTCAACGGCTCCGTGAACGCGGCATATTCTTCTGCAATCGCAATGAGCCTAAGCAAGAGTATATTAACCGTGGTTATTTCGAGTTAAAGGAGAAGTTAATAGATCGCAACAACCACGAATCGTTCACGGTTATAAAAGTCCTCGTGACGCAGAAAGGGTTGGATTTCCTCGCAAGACAATTCGAAGTAGTCCAAACGCCAAAGAAGATGGCACCGATAAAGTAACCCCCGTATACCACTATTTCCACACCACGTTGGGGGCGCCTCGCAGAAATGCGGGGCGTTTTTATGCGGTTACACGCGTAGGTAATTTTTTGCTCCGCCCCATTGTTATTAAAATGCACACCTGCACATTTGCACAGAGGCTTGAGAAATCGCCGAGCCCTTGATGCAAATGATTATTTACTCTCCGACAGGAACAGAAATATTGGACGCGCCAGTCACCAAAGAGGCTATCATCAAATATGTCCTCATGGGAGACTACTATATCGAGCTGCCCTTTAATCTCCTTGAACCAACGACATTTGCTCGTGGTTCCTACATCACATATAAAGGCCGCAAGTTCGAGATTATGTCCACGGTGCGCCCGGAGTTCGACAATAAGACCGGCGGCTATAAATATACGCTCAAATTCGAGGCTCAGCAAAACCACATGAAGCGTTTCGTGTGCTTCTGGCTGGGTGGGGACAATCCCGAAGCCGTATTTCACAACACCACAGACCTCGAATCTTTCGCGGCGTTGATCGTCGCCAACATGAACAAGCAGCTCGGAGGCGAAAACTGGCAGGTAGGCACGATCACCGTTGACAATCCTAAAGCTACGAAGCTTGTATCGTTCAATGGCGATAAGTGCTGGGACATCCTCAATACGATTGCCGAGACCTTTGAAACGGAGTGGTGGACAGAAGAAAACGGCAATCTCGTATCATTATGCTTTGGCAAACTGGACTTTGGTTCCCCGGAAGAGTTCAAACAGGGCAACGTAGTGAAAAACATTCCCGCAAAAAAGGGGGATGATTCGAGCTATGGCACCCGGTTTTACGTCTTTGGCTCTACTCGTAATCTCACAAGCGACTATGGACAAGCTCCGCAAGGCGGTGAAACGAATCATGTATCTGAAATTCGGCTTCGCCTGCCGGACGGACAGCGGTATATCGACGCAATACCTGGTATTTCGGGAAGCGACATTGTAGAGCAGGTCGTGTTCTTCGATGACATATACCCCAAGAATACGGAGACGGTCACCAGTATTGAGACTGTAGACCGGGAGATCATCGAAGGGCAAACGGATAAGGCGTATGTCATGTACTGCAAAGACACGCCATTCCTGCCTTCGGACATGATCGAAGGCGAAACGCTGGGGGCAACGTTCACGAGCGGTAGCCTTATGGGGCGTGATTTTGAGTTAAGTATAAATTACAAACCTGAAACATGGAAACCCGAAGACGGTTTTGACAAGAAATTCGAGATCATCGCCCAAGTAGAAACATCCGGCGAAAGCCAGCTTATCATCCCCAACGAAAGCCTGCATCCCGAGCCTGGAGATACGTTTGTCATCACGGGCGTAAAACTACCTAAAGAAAGGATCGACGAGGCCGAAAAGGAGCTTTTGAAGGCCGGGGAATCATATGCTGCGAAACACAGCAGCGACACGGACGTATACGACTGCGAAACCAATCCCGTATACTGCCAAGAAAACAAGAAGAATTACGATGCCGGACAAGCGGTTCGCCTTGTGGATCCACGCTTCGGAGAAAGCGGCCGATTATCACGCATCCAGGGATACGAAAAAAAACTATATAACGAATATATCGCCACATATACGGTAGGCGACAATACGGCATATTCTCGTATCGGCAACATAGAATCGGAGGTGAAGGCAAACCTGTACGCACAGCGCATAGGCGTTACCGAATCGGGAGCCTCAATCTACCTTATCACCCGCTACGATTCCACTGCCGCCGCAGACTACAATACCTATTCCGCCCGCCGCGCGCTATGGGAGTTCGCCAACAAACAGTTTCCAGACACCTTTAAGGGCAGGATGACTTTTGATGACGGTGCCCAGTTCGGGAACTTCGCATCCGGGATGACAGGCTTGGGCGGCATGATCGACAAGAAAGGCAACGCCGAGATGCAGAGCCTGAAACTTCGGGGATTCCTGGAGGTTCCGGAACTCCGCTACAACCGTGTCGAAATATCCATGGGCGATACGTGGTATGCCCCGAGTGCCGGGATCATCGAAAGCGTCGACACCACGGCCCAAACCATCACCCTCAAGCTCGAAGAAGGCGAGATCGGAAGTCCTCGTGTCGGCGACATTTGCATGGGTATCTTCCACAATTTGAATACTTCGGAGAATGCAACTACGGATTATGACGACGGCCGTGGCAACAGGCGCTTTGCCGGGTTTGCCACCTGCTATTTCCGCATCACCGAGGAGCTGGACACTACAACTTACAAGACATTCAAGTACCAACTACGCCCGGTATCGGGAGCTTACCCCACCCAATATCATCCGGCGGCGTCGATGACCTTCGTGGGCTATGGCTCCTTCTCGAATGAGGATCGGCAGACCTCCCGCTACGAAACCCGGACATACCAGCGTTATTTAACGGGAGTTTCCGATTGGGAGTTCACTGCGTCCAATATCGCCGCGCAATATGGCGACCTGTCCAACCTGTCCGTATTCGGGATAAACATGACGGGGTATTCGGCATACCTGAACAACATATACATGTCGGGTGTCGTCCACCAGTTCACGCCCGGCGGCGAAGAGGTGCCCACGATCATAGACCGCGGGGTATGGAGCGCCACGGAAACATACAACCGCAACGACGACGTATATTGGAACAACGGACATTGGCGCTGTCTGGTCGACGGCACCAAGACCGAACCCGGCAAGGATGCCGAGGAGTGGGTATACTTAGGCGGATACGGGGTGCTCGAAACGGTCAGCATATTCAAAAAATCGGAAAACGAGCCTGCGAAACCTACGGAGCTGAAAATACCGCCCGAAGGCTGGACGACGGAAACGTTGCCGATGTCGGATCAACGTCCTACGTGGATGTGTACCGGCACCGTTGTTGACGGGGAGGTCAAATCATGGTCTGAACCCCAGCGCATATCGGGGGAACCGGGTCTCGACGGGAAGGACGGCAAGGATTACGAGTGGATCTTCGCACGTACATCGCAATACAAAGCCCCCGCACAACCGCCCACCTCACAGCAGGACGACTACGTTCCCGCGCCATCCGTAACTACGGACGGGCAGGTGTGGACGGACAATGCCGTGGGGCCCGATAGCGACAACCCTTACGAGTGGGCCAGCAAGCGCGTGAAAGGAAATGACGGCATGTGGGGCAAGTTCACCTCCCCTGCGCTTTGGGCGAAATTCTCGTTCGACGGAGCGCCGGGTGTCGACGGAACCGATGTAGAATGGATATTCAAGCGCACAAGTTCCAACACGGCCCCGAATACGCCGTCTGGCAGCGACGAAGACGGATATGTACCGAGCGGCTGGACGAACAACCCTACGGGCCCGAATTACGAGCGCCCCTACGAATGGACTTGCGTACGCTATAAGACAGGCGGACACTGGAGCGGATATTCAGCAGCGTCCTTATGGGCGAAGTGGTCGTTCAATGGCGCGGATGGCGTGGACGGAGAGGGTGTAGAATACATATTCACACGTACGAAAACCGAAGATTCGGGCACTGTTCCGGAAGTCCCCGCAGCTGCTGAATACGATAATCCCCCGGCGCCATGGACGGATGACCCCACGGGCGTAGACGCCACATATCGCTACGAATGGGTGTCGAAGCGCAACAAGGTGGAGGGTGTTTGGGGCGCATTCTCCGCACCTTCGATTTGGGCACGGTATTCTTACGACGGAGCGCCGGGTAACTGGACATCCTATATATTCAAGAAGAGTGACACGGAGCCGGCCAAGCCTACTTCCTCCGACCCCATTCCGTCCGGATGGAGTGACGCGCCCACTGGTGTCGGTATATGGTGGATGTCCAAGGCTACGATAGACGCATCGACCGGAAAGGCCGGGGCGTGGTCGACGCCTATCCGCGTAACGGGCGAAGATGGGGAGCCGGGGCCGCATACGGATTTCAAATACGCCAAGAATAACAGCACCACCACGGCGCCGGCGCTTGTCAAAACGGATCGCAACCCCGCAGGTTGGAGCGACACCCCGCCGTCGCTCTCTTCGGGCGAATATCTGTGGATGACGCAGGCAGAAATAGACGCCAACAATAATCTGTTGCACCCGACGGTGGGCTGGGCAACTCCGGTACGCATATCGGGAGAGCAGGGCCCGAAAGGTGATGACGGCGCCCCTGGCGAGGACGGCAATGATGGCAAGGACGGCTTGCAGGGTTGCATAATCCGCCTCACGGAATGGGCGTCGGGCGTCGAATACCGCAATGACCTCGACCTTGTCTCCAATGGCCCCAGATACATAGACATAGTTACGATCTATGCGAACAATAAGCAGCTGAAATTCCAGTGCAGCCAGACGCACACGTCGTCCGCTTCCAACAAGCCGGCAGCGGGAGCTACGTCGGCATACTGGCAACAACTCAACGACATGGTGCCGATATATACGCCCCTGTTGTTCGCTGAGAACGCCGTCATCAACTTCCTGCAAGGCATGGAGTTCGTGGTGCACAACTCCAAGACGGACATTTCCGTGAATACTATTATTGCCGGGCTCGTGGGCGGTGATATTCCCCTGTTCGTCGGGAGCAACACGCCGTCCAATGCGCCGTTCAGGGTCGCCAAGGATGGTTCATTCGTGGCCACCAAAGCCGATATTACGGGGACTATCAATGCATCGAGCGGAACGATAGGCGGATTTAAAATCGATGCAGCATCATTAACAGCTAAAGACGATTTCGGTGAGATGTATCTATCTTCCAATCTGATTAGGTTTACCAACGATAATACCAAACTTTATCTTGGAGGCGACACCTGGCCGGGATCAACGGGTGGTGGTATCTATGGGCCTATAAGAGTAGAAGTAGACCGCGACGTAACCATGGCAGGCAATGTCGGAGTGTATATAGATGTCTCCGGAGCAGCATTATCGGATGGAACCTCTACCTCTGCACGTCAGTCCGGAAGTCACGCCTTATATATCGCTAATGGTGTTATAACGGGCTTCAGACTTAGGAATGTACGAACCTCTTCCAACAGAACCCTGACCGAAATGGACAGCGTGGTGTTCTGCACATCCGGGAGCGAAACGACCCTTACCCTGCCGTTTTCGCCCAAGCCCGGGCAGATTTATTTTATCCGCAAGGTCGGCAGCGGAAATGTCAAGCTGACGTTGGGGAATACCCTGCACAGGATATGCACCAATTCCAACTCTCAGAACAACACCACTATTACCCTGGACTGGGGTAAGATGTGGATCATATTGTGGGATCACATGAACAGTATGTGGACGGCCAACTGGTGCCAATATTAACGCAAAAACAGGATATATGAAAACATTGAATTTTAAGGATTTTAAACTATTCACCGACATTTCACATGTCGGACATGTTGTCGTCGATGCCCGGAAAGAATTTGCCAATGCCATATACATGAGCATGAACGGCATCGTGGCCCACGACCTGGCATTCCGCATCCTCCACAGCGAAGGCGGCATCGAAGTTTCCGACGAGGAGGAATCCATTGTCATCGACACCGCAAAGATGTGCAAGGCGGTTTTCTACGACAGCATCATGTCCGCCCTCAAGGAGGAATAAACGACAGAAAGAATATGAAACGCATCCGTATAGGCAAGGACATAGAGATACATTGGCCGATACTCACCAATGGGGAGCCGGTAGCACTCGAAGGGCGCGACCTGAAGCTCTTCGTCCATTTGCCTTCGCATATGGACATTCCCGTCGATTTCACCACCGAAGGCAACACCGCGATTTTCATCATAAGCGGGGCAATGCAGAAGTCTATCGGGGTGTATCGCCTTACCATGTGGGAGAATTTGCAGAAGAGAGGGCAAACGGCGGTCGACTACTGCAAGGCCTTCGAATTGGTTCCTACGACAATTTTGGAGGGCGGCGAGGATGAAAGCAACCTCAGGTCGGAAACTGTCGACCTTGAAGCGTCGAGTATTGTCGTCGGATTGCCCGGCGAGAGTGCTTACGAGGCATTCAAGAAATACAACCCGAATTCCGAACTTACGGAGGAAGAGTATGCCGAAGCCCCTATTAACGCTGCAAATGCCGCAAACGAGGCGGCAAAAGCGGCAAATGACGCCGCAGGTAAGATTGGGGATATTGACAAAGCCCTCGCCACAAAGGTCGACAAGGAAGAAGGGAAAGGGCTTTCGGCAAACGACTACACCGACCAGGAGAAGGAGAAGCTGGCCGGGCTCTCCAACTACGACGACACGGAGATAAAGCAGGAGTTGTCCGACAAGGTGTCCAAGAAGGAGCTGACGGAGGCTGCAGCGGGCACGCTGACTGAGGCGAAGTCGTACACGGACACCGAGGTCGAGAAGTTGAAAGAGGAAATAGGTGAAGGTACCGGTCAGTTACTGTCCATAATTGACAAAGGCATAATCGCAGGAGACGCGGATACGCTCAAACAGGGCAAGGCATACACGGACACTAAGACGGCAGAACTATGGAATAATGTCGGCGATACGTTTGACGCTATGTCCGAGGAGCTCAATAGCAACATATCCGGCGGGGATACGCAGACACTGACCGAAGCCAAAAACTATACAGACAAGGCGATCTCTGAAATTCCCACCCCGGACGTAAGCGGGCAGATCGAGCGGCACAACACCTCCCCCACGGCGCATCCCGACATCCGGGAACTGCTCAACACCTGCGTAGGACTGCCAGAGTTCAACGACAAAACCTACGAGCTGACCTTCACGACAAAGGGCGGTGCGAAGTTCATCATCGACCTGCCTATCGAGATGATGGGGCTGCATTACAACGAGGATACCCAATCTATCGAGTTCGTAAATGCCGACGGCTCCATATCCTCCATTCCGGTTTCTTACTTCGTGAAAGTATATGTCGGCTCTATCGGTTCCGAGATACAGGTTACGGTCGAAGGCTCCGAAATCCGCGCCTCCCTGCTCAACAACACCGTATCCTGGGACAAGTTGACACTTGCATTGCAGGAGATGATTCAGAGCAAGGCCGACCGCACGGAGCTTCCCACGAAACTGTCGCAGTTGCAGAACGACCCGAACTTCGTGACATCGGAAACCCTCGAAACCCAGTTGACGCCTATCAAAACCGAGTTGGGCGGCACAGTGCGCCTCGGGGAGGAAATAGGAGAGAGCTCTACCCCGCCTCCTATACCGGACACGGGCGATGAAATAACCGAAGTCCTCGCGCACTCGGACTGCACGCTCGAAGAGCGCGTAGCGCACCTCGAAAGGCTGCTCGTGGGAGTGCTCTCGGGCAAAGTGCTGATCCCGGAATTGCAGGTGAAAAAACTGGGCGTGTGGGGCGACAACAACCTCGTCGTCACGGGCGAGGGCGCACCATCGAAAGCCCCCGACCGCGCGGGGCAGTTCTATGTCGATACGAAGAACAACGCGGTCTACCACTCCGTAGGCAACGGCGCGGTGTCGGACTGGAAGAACGCTTAAACAACATACAACATGTCACAAGTCAACAAATACGCCGACAAGGCGGGTTACACGGCCGACAAAAACCGCAAGGACACGCAGTCGGCGGTGTCATACATCGAGGACGACGGGATGCTCGTCTACGACGGCGTGAACGTCGTGGTGGACAAGCCGGCCGCCGGGGTGGGCGACCTTGCGGTCTTCGACAAGACCACGGGTACTATCCGCTTCGTCAAGGGCGCGACGCTGCTTCCTGCACAGTTGCCGCCCGAGCTTGTCCCGGTGGCCGTGGTCTATGCCCGGCAGGGCGAGCGGGTGCTGATCGTGTCGCTCCGTAATGCGGCATCCGAAGTTAGATGGGCCTACTCTTATGAGGTTGCATTGTCGGACTTCAACCTCGCCGCGGGCGGTGAATTCACACTGAACATCTATATCCGCGAATTCTCGTTTACGTACCCTGCGGGTTCGACATTGGCAGACATTGCCGCACTTATAAATTCTAAACCGGAACTCAAAGCTACATACTCCTGGGTAGCCTCCGCCTCCGAAGAGCTTTCAGCTGTTGTCATGACATGTGATGCATGGACTACGATAGAGGGGCACAAAAAGATTTCGGCAACAGGCTGCACGTTGACGCGCCGCGCCGTGGATGTGGATTACCAGTCGATTCTTGCAGGCTTAATAGACACTCCCGAGGAATATATCCGTCGCAAAAACGGTGCGGATGCGGATGCAGCCGGTGGTGTCCTCGACCAGTTCGCGGAATATTATTCCACACATGGAAAAGCAGTCTCGGGTCAGAAGCCGGGCAGCAGCGTAATCATTCAGGAAAGCGTCTTCACCGAGGCCTACAACCCCGATCTGGTTGCCGTGTATCCGACCTATAAGGACTACCTGTTCGCCGAGCACATGGTACAATATCCTACGGCGTTCGGGACGATGTTGCAGGATGGCAAGATCAACACGAACCTGATCGGGCGGCTTACCTTCAAGGATATTTACGGCAAAACACAGTATCGCTACCCGGCTGCCGCCGCAGCTCTCGACTTCGGCATCACCGTGGAAGGGATGACGACGGGACTGGAGGCGGGTGCATGGTGGCTGCCGTCGTCGGAAGAGGTCTACCTGCTGATGCACGACAGGGTGCGTTTCGTCGCTGACGTGGAGAAAGACCCCGTAAACCGTACCCTCTTACGCTTGAAAGCTACCATGTGCTATGGTTATAATTATTATGTCCATACTTCGTGCGAACAGGCGCTGGGAAGCATATTTATTTACAGTGGAGGCTCTGGCACCGTGGGCTACACCGGCAAGATTTATAAATTCGCAGCCCGCCCGGTCTGCGCCTTATAATTATCTGAACCATGGAAACACAACGACAGATCGACACCCTGGAATCGCGGCAGCTCGAATTACGGGCAGTCATGGCCAAGTCCGACGACAGGGCGGCCAAATGCAGCAAGTCCGGCCTTGACTTTCGGGCTACCTATCCTCTGGATTATGAGGAGTACGAAGCGGCCAACGCGGAGTACAACGCGAACGAAAAGACCCTTGCGGAGCTCAAAGCCAGGCGTGCCGAAGAGCTGGCCGCCGAAGAAACGGTTATGGACTTTCAAAATATTGAGCAATGAAGATGTATATGACCAACAAGCCCAACGGCGAGCCGTTCTATCCCGTAACCGTAGCCGAGGCCGTGCTTGTTTCCGAAGGAGAAACTTTAGCCGCGGTGCTGCAACGGCTCGAACAGAGGATCGCAGAATTGGAGAAGTCGGAAGCGGCGCCCCAGGCGCAGACGAACGTGTTGCCCGAACAATAGAATACACTCTATGGAAGCATTGTGGAGATTTATAGAAAGGCTCTGCGAAAAAGTATGGCAGGTGTTGATCGGTGCCCTGGTGTACATGTTCAACGCCATAGCCCCCATACACGACATACTGACGGCCTGCATGATTATATTCGCCGCGAACTTTTTCACGGGCCTGTTCGCCGGCGTGCTCGTACAGCACGAAGGATTCATATTCCGCAAGGCTTTCAAGTGCATATCCGAGGCTGCGGTAATATCGGGACTGATGGCCATGATACTGCTCGTCGGGGACAACATCGACAACCACGACGGGGCGATGTCGGCGATCTCGCTCGCAGTATATGCCCTGATATATTTCTATGGGGTCAACATCCTCAAGAACCTGAACCGCATATTCTCGAAGAACCGATACATCGACTTCCTGTACTATGTGCTCTCGTTCGAGATGATTAAAAAGATTCCCTATTTGGAAAACTACAAACAAAAACAAAAGGACAAATGAAAAAGAAATGGATCGTATGGAGCATCGTTGCGGCCGTGGCCGTAGTGCTCGGAATCGTATTCCCGCGTTACATCCTCGTGGGGGTTGTTTGTGCTATGGCCGGATGGGTCGGGCATATCCTGTACACTAAACACCTCGCGCAATGACACGAGGGCTCAGAAACAACAACCCGCTCAACATCGAGAAGACACGGGGCGGCAATCCCTGGCAGGGTGAGGTCGTACCGTCGAAAGACAAGCGTTTCGCGCAATTTACGACGGTGGCATACGGCTATCGGGCTGCCTTCAAGCTGTTGAACAACTACCAGCGTAACTACGGGTTGGACACGATCCGCAAGATGATCGGCCGCTGGGCCCCGTCGGAGGAGAACCACACGGACGTCTATGTCCGCACCGTGGCGGAAAGATCGGGGGTGCCCGCCGACAGCCGGATCACCACGACCAACCGCGACGTGATGGTTCCCATCGTAGCTGCGATGTCGTTCGTAGAGAACGGCGTCGAGGCCAAGATGCTCGACGTGCAGGCCGGGTGGGATTTGTTCGTAAAGGCATGAAAAGATTGCTCCTCTACCTGCTCGCCGCCCTTGCGGTCGGGGCGCTCCTCTTCGGCTGGGGATACCGCCGGGGCGCCGCGTCGGTGGTTGTCGAAGAAACAACGCGCATCGACACGGTGTTCTACCCGCGGCCGGAGCCGCTGCCCGGCACGTACCGCTTCGCCGACATCTCTGTGCCGGTGTTGCTCTTCGCGCCGCCCGACACGTTAACGGAGACCGTCGTTGTGAAAGTCGGGGCAGACAGCGTGCAGATGAAGGTGGCGATGGAAACGCGCCCCTACTCGGACAGCACCTACCGGGCACAGGTCAGCGGGCCCCGGATCGGCAACCTTCGGCCGACGCTCGACTGGATAGAAACATACGACCGCACGACCATCCGACAGCAGGTAGTCACCCGGCGAAGCCGCTTCGCCCTGACCGCCGGGGTCGGGGCGGCGTACACGCCGCAAGGGTTCCAGCCTACGGTCGGCGTAGGAGTAGGTGTTATTTTATGGCAATTCTGACAGGTATGAAGATAATTTATAACGACATCATCCCCTTCAAGGGATACAAGGCTATCAATCTGTTCGGGATCGTATTTGCCCGCAAGTCCGCCCGCCCGTTGTCGGATAAAAATAAAAACCACGAAGCGATACACACCGCACAGATGCGAGAACTATTATATGTGCCCTTCTACATCGTCTACCTATTGGATTGGGTATTTCACGGTTTCAAGTACCGAAGGATAACTTTCGAACAGGAAGCATATGCCCATGAAGATAACCCTGAATACCTTGAAATACGAAAACACTACGCGCAATGGAAGAGATGATTTACATATACTGGGATGACTTCCCATCGGTTGTAACCGAATAACGGGCCTTAGGGTACGGGCATAAAAAAGTCCCCAACGCTTTCCCGCATATACCACTATACGATTGTGCCAACGCACCACATTGAGGACTTATTCCTTGAATCGGTGTGTTGGCTTTTTGTATAGTGGTATAACAAATTTATAATAAAAAATCGGGAAAGTATATGCGTAAATCAGAGCTTTTTGCACAAATACTCGAATGTGTTGCATTTGAAACTGAAATAGCTAAGGAACAAATCCTTTCGAAGGATAAATTTCAAGATGTGGTCGATGCGCGCTACATGCTCGTACACTTCTGCCATAAGAACGGCATGTACACCACCGACATCGCCCGGATGATGCGGTTCTCCCGACGCGCCATAGAGAAGATGGTCTCCGGATTCGATGAACGCAAGCGATACAGCCACCCTATATTCGAAATACAGTGCGAACTTATTGCGAAGAAGTTGCCTCCCATCTGCGCCCCAATGAATTGATATGCCTGCCGCCCGCAGCCACCTTTGCAATGTTGCAACAGGTGAACGCCCGGCCTTGACAGGGGCGGCAATCATTCAATAATCATTAAAAATGGGTTCGGATAAAACTTATATTTTCGATGGAGGCGGCTCGGGTGGCGGCCTTGACATCGCGGCTCTCGTCTCGTCAATGATGGGCAACAAGGGCATGGATCCCAACCTCGTAGCGGCACTCATGAACGGTAATAATAACCGTGGTGCATGGGGCGGTGACGGGTGCTGGTGGATCTGGATCATCCTGCTGTTCTTCTGCTGGGGCGGCTTTGGTGGCAACGGCTTCGGCGGTAACAACGCCAATGGCCTTCCTGCGCAGCTCAACGGTGACGCCGGACGGGAACTTCTTATGAACGCAATCCAAGGGAACGGCGCAGCCATCAATCAGCTGGCATCGTCGCTCAACTGCTCTACGCAGCAGATTCAGAACACGCTGTGCAACATCCAGGGCACCCTCGGCATGTCAAGCCAGCAGATCATCAACGCTGTACAGTCGATGGGATGCCAAATCGGCAACCAGATCGCCTCGTGCTGCTGCGATCTCAGGGAATCCATCACCAAGATGGGATACGAGAGCCAGCTCGCAACGGTCAACCAGACCAACACGCTGCAATCTTCGGCAAACACACAGTTCAACATTCTGGGTGCCAAGATCGACGCGCAGACGCAGATCATCAACGACCGGTTTTGCCAACTGGAGATGCGCGAGATGCAAAACAAGATCGACATGCTCCGCCAGGAGAACAGCAACCTTGCCCTGGCCGCTTCGCAGCAGGCACAGACGGCCAACATCGTCAGTCAGCTCCGTGCTCCGGCACCGGTTCCTGCATACATCGTGCAGAACCCCAACTGTTGCACGACGCCCACTGTGGCCGTGACTGCCGCCCCGGCGTGTGCAGGCACTTTATTTTAGCAAGGAAAGGAGGCAAGTATGTATCCTTTACAAGCTGACATAAAAGTCGTTGTTCCGCAATTCGTACCTCGCCTCGACATCGGAGGCATATACACGCTCGCCACGACCGGAAAGGCTTCCGCAGAGGCCGAAACCGTGGACTACGGGTTCAACCCCTGCGCCTGGCGTGCACTGCCCAATGAGGGAATCCTTCTATGGAAAGTGCGCCACCCGGTCACGGAAGCCGAAAGTGGGTATGCCGTAAATGTCGTGGTTCCGACCTCCGGGTCGGCGAGAAGCACGGTAACATCCCCCAACACCACTACCGGGACTGCCAAAGTTCCTGTAGTGGATAACAAAGGGACGCAAACCGTGGGCAGCGACATCACAAACCAGACGGCGGCAGGCGAGACGAGTGCCTATACGGAGCACCTGGTGTACTTTAACAAGTGTGCGGGAATCTTCCGTTTGCTTGGGGTAAAGTCCACAGCAGGAACCGCACAGGCAAATAGCGACGCAGCGGCGCCGGCAGCGGCAAAAGCAACGAAGTAAAAACCGAAAGACGGGGAGGAGGGCTCCTTCTCCCCTATCTTTCACAAATCATTAACCAAGATGTTTCAGAACTTGAGAAAAGGCTCCTTAGTCTACGTTTTCGACAACAGGGAACAGCCTAAGTTTTATACAGCCAACGTAAAAGATGTATCGGCACCGTATTTCCCGCCCCAAAAGCCCGGGCAATTCTCGCCGATGCCGCAATTCATCAACATCTCGATAGAGGGCAACGAGCCCTGGGGCGTCCCTATGCAAGCGGACATCGTTTCGAAAGACGGCCTTACCGTAGCGACGACACGTGAAGTGTTGAAACCGACCATCATGGAGGCACAGCAGGCAAGCCGTGACATCGTGGAATCATTCGACAGGCACAAAGCCAACCTGAAGGTCTACGATGAAATCCTGATGCAGCTCGATCCCGAAGCTGCGCGTTCAAAAGAGCTCGAAGCCGAAAACAGGGAGTTGCGGAAGATGCTCGCTGACATGAACGAACGGCTGAGCCAGATACCGACGGCGGAAGAACTGAGGAGTCTTGTCAAGTCTGAACCACCTGCAAAAACAAAGTAACTATGGGTTGGAGAATCATAGGTGAAGGCCGTGGCGGCTTCGGCGGCCACGAAGAGGAAATGGAGCGAGAGCTCCGACGCGCCTACGAAGAAGGCTTTGAAGAAGGCCGGCGTGAAGGCCGTGGCGGATACGGTGAGCGTGGCGGCTACGGACAAGGTGGCGGCTACGGCGAACGTGGCGAGTATGACCGCGGCGGGTATGAGTATGACGACGCTTACGGCGAACGCCGTGGCGTAAGGGGTACAGGCCCCTATTCGCGGTATCGCAGGCGGTAAACCGGAGGGAGAGGGCCGCAGTGCCCTCTCCTATTTTAAATCGAAAAATATGGACAGGTTAGATACACATGAAAACTTCCCGGCAGGGTTCCGGGAATATCTCGAAAATTACGGTTGGCACTTTTCAAAGAAGATGTGCGAATTCGCCGTATCCCGCATGAAGGACAGGAACGGCAAGAAGATAGAGCCCTATTCTAAGGATAAGGTGGATGCGCTGCTCAAGCAGTACGGCATCGAACTCAAAAAGGATAAGGGGTATGACTGCGTGTACGTCTGCAACATGGCATTGTCGGATTATTTCGGGTCGTCGATACCCAATCCACAATACCTGGCGATGTTCATACGTGACTATATCGACGATGAAGACGGATACGACGGCTTGCCATTTACACGCTACTATGCCGATACCATCGGCTCGGGAACACCCATTCTGTGGGAAGAGATGATGTAGCCATGGAAGAATATCCCCAGATCAGCGAATTCACAAACGACAACGGCGAAATAAATGAAAAATATCGCAACGCTCGTCCGTAACCTGCCTGCCGACAAGTACCAAGAACTGGCCGGGGCGGTGAACGACGTATTCGAGAACAAGCGCTTCAACCGGGCGCAACGAAGGAGACTGGCGCGAAACTGGCGCAAGTACGGGAAAAGGGAGGAAAAATGAAGATTCGGGACTTGAGTATTCACAAGTATGGATGGACGTTGCGCATATATTATGCCGTGACGTGCTACTATACGGGCGAAATACTCAAGTCCCTTACCGACATCGGATGCCCCGATACGGTTCTTCATCGCGTACAGGGGAATATGGTGAAGTGCGAAATGGATACGGGATTCACCTACTCCAACAAGGAGCATCGGCAAAGTGTCATCGTAATAGGGATGCACTCCTCGCCGTGGGAATTTCTCAACAGCTTTGAGCACGAACTGCGGCACCTCGTAGACGATATAGCCCTTACTCTCGGCCTGCCGATGGCCGGAGAAGATGTAGCATACCTTACCGGCGAAATAAACCAGGCACTATGGGAAGATGTGCACCAATTCACCTGTTGTAAATGTAATGGACATGGAAAAAGATGACACCCAATACTGGATGGCGATGCTCGAAGTGAGCGAATGCTGCGCACCCATATTCGCTGCCGTCGTATGCGAGTTGATGAATACGATTTGATTATTCCAGAAGTTTCACCAGATCGGTTTTCATCTCCTCGTCTATGTCGCGGTAGCGGGCAAATGCTTTGCTGCCTTCGGTATGCCCCGACAAAGAGCCCACAAGGTTAGGGTCTTTGACCTGCTTATACAGATTCCCGATAAAAGTACGGCGCGCCATATGGGATGACGCAACTTGGTAGAGCGGTTTTTGCTCAGGCTCCCTGGTGACGGGGTTGAGTACACTTACCATGCGTTTCAATCCGGCAGCAAGGAAGCATTTTTTAATTGCCTCGTTATATTTTTGCTCCGAAATAAAGGGGAGCAGTAGTGCATTGTCAGGGGATGCGTATTTATTGATTATCTCCTTTGCAAGATTGTTCAACGGGACACGCACCGTCACCGGATGGCCTTCCTTCGTTTTGCGCGGGATATACTCAACAGCACCTTTTACTACGTTGCTCCGTTTCAAGGCTATCAAATCCCCCACGCGACACCCTATGAGACATTGGAATACGAATATATCCCGCTGTACCGCCAGTCGTGGATGCCTGGATAGGTTTGTATGGTATAGCTTGTTCCGCTCGGCGATTGTGATATAGATCGGGGAACCATATACAGCTTGTTTTATCTCCTTCTTCCGGAAAGGATTAGTTTGGATCAGGTCATTGTTTGCGGCCCAATTCAGGAAAGCCCGCAAGAGAATCATCTTGCTGACAACCGTATTGTGGCCACGCTGGTGTGGTATCCTCGAATCCTGCACCAAAGCATAGATATGCGGATATTCCTCGCATATATCGTGCTCCCGGCGATAAAAGTCCTCAAAGTCATCCAATACCTCGGGCGTTAGCATCCCCAGCGAAAGGGTGAAGGTGCGGTCGAAAATCCTTTTGTACAACTCGTAGCGCTTGAGAGCCCTCATAAGAACATTGAATGCCATCTTACGGCGCTCAGAAAACCCCTTCTTGGATACGTAACTTTCAAAGTGTGCCCATATATCCCTGTCTTGCGACAATCCTACAGAATAAGGCGTAATAACATCCCTGAGCCAACTCGGAGGCAAGCTAACCTTCCCTGCTCCTGCCTCTATGAACGATTGCATGACAAAAGATGTCAATGCCGATATTTTAGAATGTGCCTCGTTTGCCTGTTCGACGATCTCTTGTTGGGCAGGAGACATCATCCTGTAACGGGGAACAGAAACCGATTGTGTCTTGGCGCTCCAATATTCAGGCAGCACGAAAATACCGGTCTTGGCACGCTGGTTAAGGCGTCCGTGAGTAAACCGAATCAGCACCTCGTGTAAACCGCATGTATTCTCCTTGGCAGAGAGTGAATAGTAAATTGTCGCCATAATTGTTATATTTGCACGGATGCAAATATAAACAACCAT